GGGCGGGGAGGATGTCAATCCAACAGCCAGAATGATTGACTTCGAAAAAGGTCGAATTGAAGAGCTAAAAAATAGTAAATAAAACAAGCGACCGCAAAAAATGCGGTCGTTTTTTTTATGCGTTTTTGCCAAAAATTGCAGCTAAATCATTAGGGGAAAACCGCCACGCCTCTTTTAATCCGAGTAATTCTGCTGCAAATTCTGAACAAAAATACCGGTCTGAACGGTCTTTTGTTTTAAAAACCACGCCTAATGCGCCTATAAAATCGTATTTTTTCCCTTTCACCTTGTCGAAGAAAATTCTTACTTCATTTTCAGTGATATTTAATGGTATCAAGTCCCATTTATCATCAAGCGCAATCATTTTACAGCGCACGCCTTTATCACGGATTGAAGAGCTATAGCAACAGTAATAGGGTGAGTCTACTTTAACTTTAACCGCAATTTCACAATGTGAATATTTTCCTCTAGTTAGCTTTCTAGTGAGATAATCTCCAATTTTAGCCTTTAAAACCTCAAAACCTTTTCCCTCTCTATTGCCTTTATATAAAGCTAAGTATATGTTATTCTTCATAAATATCACTCCAACCAGTAAAATAGTCATACTCAAGCGGTTTATCTGTGTTGTAAACCGCAAAACGGTGAACTTCCGCATTTTTAAAATCGTGTTGTTCTTTCTTGATAATTTCATTAATGATAATTTCAATGGAATCTTTATTTAATTTCACAAAGGTATTATCCATTGTTTTCCATTCTAAATCAGTCGGTAACGTGGTTTGATTTTTTAAGGTTGAGTATTGTAATTTCGAGTTATCATCGGTATGAAACCATTTACCCAATTCCTCAACGTAAACACCACCGCTAATGCGTCTTGTGCGTTCTTGCTTAATCTGTTCCCAAACTTGATCTTGTTGCCGCTTAATCTGTGCTAGGCGTTTTTCTTCATCAATTACCCATTCTGTGCCATTCCATTTATGGATTTCACTAGGTTGCGTTTCTACTTTACCGTTGCACCAGTAAGTGTTCTGATTGGTAAAAACAGCCTGAATTTTGCCGTCTGTATCGTGGATATAGATGTAGTTAGGGTATTCCGTGCTAGCCTTTTCCTTTAATTCCTCAATCGTTTTATACGGATAAATCAAGGGGAAAGACGTTTCACGCTTTCTAGTCTTAGGATTTACAATAATTAAATATTCAATCGGTTTTTCCATTTTTTGCCTCTTTTTTATGTGAGATGAGTAAATTTTAAGGTTGCCATACGGCAATAAATTTTTATTTTTCCAATGTTAAGAAAGGAGTTTAAAATGAGATTACCTAACGGTTACGGTAGTGTATTTAAATTAAGCGGAAAGCGTAGAAAGCCATTTATTGCAAGAAAAACAATAGGATATGATGAAAATAAACGGCAAATTTATCAGAATATCGGCTATTTTGCGACAAAAGAAGATGCGCTAAATGCGTTGGCGGCATTTAATCAACAAGATATACCTGAGCCATCAATCACGCTAGCTAAAGTGTTTCGTTCGTGGTATCCAATACACTGTAAACAAGTCAGTAAATCAACGGCGGAAAGCTATAAGAATAGCTACAATCACCTAGAATCAGTACTTGCTATGCCTATCACATCAATAAAATACCGACATTTACAAGCCGTTATCGATAAAATGAAAGAGAAAGGCTTATCTTATGCGAGTATGAAAAAAGTCAGAACGCTAATCAATCAATTATTTTCCCACGCCATTATCAATGAGTGGACGGACAAATCTTACGGACAATATCTGAAAATTGGTAAAAATATACCGGTCAAACCGCATAAACCATTTACCCGACAACAGATTAATAAAGTCTGGAACTCAACGGAAGATACTGATTTAACGTTAATTTTACTCTATAGCGGTATGCGTATTGGTGAGTTACTACAGATGAAAAAAGCGAACGTTAACTTAAAACAAAAATACTTTGACATCAAAACGGCTAAAACAAAATCGGGTATCAGATTAGTGCCAATACACGATCGGATTTTGCCTATTGTGCAAAAGAAAATGAAAGAAAAAGGTAAGTATCTATTTTCGGATGAAAATTTAAATCCGCTTACTTACTCAAAAGCTATTACTATCTTTGACAAAGTGATGAGGTCGATTAAAGCAAAACATTCTAGCCACGATTGCCGGCATACGGTGGCCACATTACTAGACGGCGCAGGGGCAAACAAAATAGCAAGAGATAAAATACTGGGCCACGCCTCGAGTAACGTTGGTGATGCGGTTTATACACATAAGTCATTGATACAATTAAGAAAAACGATTAATTTACTGAAATAATGTAGTTATTAGTTTGTTTTTCAGCAACGCACAAACACGCATAAGTTATTGATATATATAAATTTATGCGTGTTTGTTATTTGTGTATTACAAGGCCTACTTTTAAGATTTAAATATTGTTTTTAAGGCTTATATTTATAACGGTTATTGTTGTCCAAGGGGGATTTGTTGACATCTTCAACGCAACAAAAATTACTGTTAAATTACCCATTTATGTTAATAAAGTGCTGTTTGCGACAAATGCACAAATTGAAGGAGTAGCAAGTAAAGCTCCAAATATTTTTTATGGATGGCATCAAGGAGGGGCGGATAACAAAACTGAAATAGAGTTTTTAACAACTTTTATTACCAGAGATACTCAACAGTGGATTATTATTGCTTATTCCTAGCCAAGGGGGACAATGTAACAATGATAATATTGATTTTTTAATCTCTAAGCCTATCAGCGCCAAAACTATCTATTGTGATGTTGTAGATATAGGACCAAGCAAGCCAATCTCTTTTTCTCTAACCATTAGTCCTAGCCAATCGTCATTATATGTGTGGGTTAGATCTAGCGCCAAAATTGGTGTATGTAAGTGGATTGATTTCGGAGTATAGCCAAGGGGGATACGGAACTATAGCTATGATTAGCGGATATTTTGCAAAACGGTTAATACAGCTACCTGTTGCTTATAAATCTGTGAATTTTTACAGTGGCGGTGAGATGAATCTTGGAATGTCTAACAAACATCTTTCCAAAGACACAGAAAATTTATCTACTACATCATTTGAATTAATTGTGTCGTCTGGAATAACTTATGACTATAACTTGATATTTAGGTGGATAAGTATCGGTATATAGCTCTATCCTATCGCCAAGGGGGATATTATAATACTGGCGATAATACTCTATGCAAGATCTCACTGCCAATTAAAGTTAAAAAAACTCTGCTAGCTATAAATTATCAGGTTGAATTCTATAAGCAAATAACAATGCCTCCTCAAGGTTTTGGTTGGGCTATTGCACGAGCGGACAATAAAGCTGAAATAGCATTATTAAGTAGTGCAAAAGGCGATGGTTTGCACTATTTTTGTATCTGTACAGCATACTAAATACCAAAAGCAATCCACCTTAACGGTCCGTAATATATTGAGGTCATATTCATCCACGGCGAGTTGATTATAAATATAGTTTTATCAGTATAACGGATAAATGCTCCGTTATCCGAGTCAGCACTACCGCCAGGAACAACACCAGCTGTAGATGATAAGATTGGTGTTAAACTATTTTTGCTAAAGTTTATTGGGTATCTGATACTAATCTCTGCGTTATTGCTAAGTGCAAACGAGGTAACATTTCCCCCTTGGCTACACGCCAAAGGTAAAATATTTAACAGCACCAGCGTATGGTTTACCAGTATTTAAAAAGCGTATCAATGATGTCGAGTCTTTTTTCCCATAATTCCACATAAATAAATATGAATCTACAGCTCTTGTTGATTCTTGATATAACACATCATAAGCAAGCGCGGACAAGCATTCTGTTTTGAACTTAACCGGCAATGTAATATCCGCATAATAGGCATTACAATCAAAGTGTCCCCCTTGGATAATTAGACCACCATAAAGCGGGCCAAAATTAATCCACCACGCATTAGTATTTGAAAAATCGTAACTTACACCTAGTGGAGTAGTGCCGGATTGCCCCCAACTATTGACTATGTTTTTTAATCCATCACGGTTGCCTGTAAATAAACAGTTAAACGCATTAATTACTTGAGATAGTGAGCGGTTGCCATTAGAGGCTAGCAAAATATCATCAACAGTTAATTTACCTGCTAGGCTTTGATTTCCTGATGTGTTTAATTTTCCGCTATCTCTATTGCCTCTAACCGTTAAAACACCGGAACTATCGCTGTAAACATCAACTAAGCCAGTACCGGTTACACGTGTAGAAGAGCCAATCGCATTAGCCGCACCGCCTCTTGTTTCAACAACATTAAGGTAAGTATTTCCGTTTGATGTTGTTGCATTAGATATACCTGTTGATGATGTGCTAGTGACTAGACCAATAGTTAAATTATCAGTAGTAGCGATTGATAAATTTCCGCTTCCATCAAAATTACCTGAACCGCTAACCGCACCGGTTAAAGAAATTTTTCTTGCGGTCTGTAATTTACTTGCACTTACCGCATTAGCATTTTTATCTAGTTTAGTGTTTGCCGTGTTGGCGGCGGAATTAGCCACATTAAGTGCTTCAACGCCTTTATCATAAGCGTCTTTGACGGCTTTACTGGTCGCCACGGTATCGCTGCTGGCTGAGGTGACAGAATCGGATTTTTTACTGCTTGGAATAGCGGCATTAGCGGTCGTTTGTGCCTTATTCGCCGCCGTTTGTGCCGCATTGGCTTTATTCACGCCATCTACTGCTTTGTCATAAGCGTCTTTGACGGCTTTACTGGTCGCCACGGTGGTGTTGCTGGCTGAGGTGACGGAATCACTACGGTGCAGTTCGGTTAAAATCTCTTTCTTGCCTGCATATTCACCCCTTGAGTTCCAGCTCATCACATAAGCTTTATAATCAGTTAAATTAAAGCCTAGGCTTTTAGCATACCCTGCGGTATTGCCGCCATACGAACTGATATGAATTTGAAAATAAGGCAAATCTTCATTATTAAGAGTGGCGCTGCCGGCATAAAAGCCGCTGTAATCCCATTTCTTTTCAGTCGTGCCGTAATTTACTTTTAGCTTCAAGCCGCCTGTCATCTCGCCGCCACTTTTACTGACGCGCGTGTTGGCGTTGTCGTCAGCTGCTTTGGCTTTGTCATAGGCAGCTTTGACGGCGTAACTAGTAGCAACAGTATCAGAACTAGTAGAGGTAACGGAATTACTTTTATCAAGATTGGTTAAAAATTTAACCCAGCCCGGTGAACCACCTGTTGCTTGATAATGGAAATAAATAAACTGCGCTTTTATTGTTCCACCGTCATTATCTACAGCAGGGAGTGTGGTAACCCTAATCATATAATTATCTACATTTTCAGAAATTACCTCTATGACGTTTCCTGCTAGCTTAATGTCCCCACAGCCGGTATCTTTAATTATTTTTGAATAATTCCATACAAAAGATTGTTTTAACACCCAGTGACCAGGACGGCTAAATGCCCCATTCGTCTTTAACCAAGCTATAAACTCCGCCGTTGTCCAATCGCCTGACGAACCTTGATTTAAATTGTATTTAAAATTAAAGTCTGAAACAGGGCTGTCGATAGAAATGACGCCATTGGAACTGGAAACGTTTGTCGCTCCAGTGCCTTGCAAGCGAACACTCGTACCATTAGAAGTTTTTTTCTTTCCAGTTGTTTCAACAACATTAATGTAAGTATTTGTATTATAAGAATTTGAATTTGACGTAAAAGAACTTGATGGAGCAGTCACCAATCCAGTTTCAACAGTTCCACCACCAGTGATAATCCCTTTATTATTAACAGTTACGCTTTGATACGTTCCGGCATCGACGCCGGTATCAGCTAAACCGATAGCAACATCGGAATTTAATGAACCTCCACCAGTAAGCCCATCACCAACGGTAATTTGTGTTGTTTTCTTAACGTATTGAGGATGTGGATCGGCTGCTTGTTCGTGTTGAGAAACAATAAGTGAAAGTAGGTCTTTTTTCTCGTCAAATACAACATTAACACTGTCTGTATCAATCGTATCAACAGTAAAAGTAAAGCTCACAGTAGTATCGATTTTGTCGGAAATATAGAAAGGCTCAATAGTGCCACTTCCAATAGCAACCAGGGTGTTATCTTCCCATAATCCAACTTCTTTAGCCCAGAACGGAGTGCCTTGATTAGCTTTAAAAGTTGTTCTGAATTGAATTGAATAAGGATTGGGATTTCCACTGTGAACGAGAGTAGTGCGATATTTTTCAGTTTTTAACTTAGTTTCCGCACCTGTTACAGTGTACGAGCTATCACCTAGAGAAATATGCGTAATATTTAGAATAACGGTTTGACCTTTTCGGTCTACCATTAATTGTCTACCCACGTTTGTGAAAATAAGATTTAATACTTGATTCGCCATAAAATAACCTTAATTACTGAATTTTTCGGTTATATTATGGCGTGATAAAAGGACTAAATTTTTATTTTTCCTGTCTGATTAAATCGAGAGTAAGTCTTCTTGAAAATTAATAACATTTTGATAAGTCAGAAGTTTTTCAGCTAAGTAACAAATTGCGATAGTACATATTTGTTCATTTGGAATATCTGGATAAAGGCTATAAGTTACGCCATTTTCTGTTATTTTATCTAATTGAATAGACGGTCTAACCCTCTCCATTCCACCGGAATAAAAAATAGCATTTTTCGCATTAAAAACATTAAATGATTTTATAGCGTCCTTAAATATTGTTTCATCAAAAAAATATTCATATTCATTCATTGGGATATTTGTAATGATCGACGCATCTTTAATTCGTTCAATAACCGCTTTATCTGCTTTTTTTAGATAAATTGCGCCATTATCCGTGTCTAACGCTCCAATTAGTGTAGACGGTCTGCCTTGAAAACCGCCGATATTAGCTTGCAACAATAAAAGCATTTTCGTCCTCAGAAATTAATAAATTTTCAATACCATTTTCGCTAATTACTGACTTATAAATATCGTGGCGTTCATTCGCCTCGTCTTTTAAAATAATTTTTGTTACAACCGGCAAATAAGGCGCAACTTGTTGATTCTTCTCATTAATTTGACCTAGAAAATACGGCGTGTGACAATTAAATGTAATATCGAATGTCAGAATGGTTAAATTATCCTGCCCATCAATCGTCTGTGTTGGTGCGAAAATATTATTATCCTCAATTGACATAGGAAAGGCGTAATTAATACCGTTATAATCGGTTACGGCATATTGATGTCGCACATCATAACGAGCGCAATATAATTTAAATTGACTAGCAAAACTAAAAGCGGTTTCTTCATCTTGAGAAAACAACGCAATCTGAACACGTTGATCGTGTTTATCCAATCTGAGATTAAAATAATTGCCTTGATTATCGCTCACGACGTAATTATGTTGAGAAATAGTCTTCCCTTTTTCTAATCCGCTAGAACTATATTCTTTACCAAAACCCATAATAAAAACAGGCAATTTGTGATGATTTTTATCTTGATCTGGATTAGTTCGCCACTTATTCAGCATAGCCTCAGCCTGATCGACTAATCGCCCTGTAACAAGTTTAAATTTACTGCTAATAGGTCGTTCATTAAACGCTTTAATACATTGATTCGTTGGCATAACCTCATCAAGAAATTTCTTGAAAAAGATAACCGCACCTTCTTTAATTGCTGGCGTCATTTTTACCTCCTCATTAGAAAAAACGCTTTAATAAACTGCCTACGCTTTTCGTTTTTTCAGCATCAATTTCCTTAGCAGCATTTCCGTCATTTTCAAGTACAATATCTGCGTTATCGAAAATAGCGGCTTGTTTTTTTACTTCGTCCAGCCTTTCAGTACTAAAACGGTTATTTTTGTCTTTATTTTCCAATTCCAGCTTCAAAGAGACTGTTTCATCCAATAAAGCCTGATTTTGATTAGTGAGATTTTCAGAAGCATCCAACAAAAGTTGATATTGTTTTTTCAAATCTTCATTAATACTTTCAATATGTTGTATATGATCAAGCAAAAACAGCCGCTCCTCATTCATCAATTCTTCGGTAGAAATATCATCCATCCATAAAATGGCGTTTTCGTCATATTCTTGAGTTGAAATATCATCAAAAATAGGTGAATAAGGTCTGTTTTTAGCAAAATTTGGTGAACGAACATAATCAAAGCCGTAAAAGATATAATCGCCGTTATTTTTCTGTGCAATAGCGGAAGAAAAACCGCCAGTGTTCTGTTGCAATAAAGAGAAAGCTTTTCGACCATATTCATTGTCGTAAAACTCTGCTTCGTGTTCGATTGTTCCATCGTCTAACGCTTTTATATAGGTCGTTTTAAAGCAAGGATCGAGCGCAATTAATTTATCTCCGTCATAGACCGCATCTTTTACGCCTAATCCGTATTTAATGCGTGGTAAATGGCTATAAAATCCAGTGACTTCACCAAGTCTAACTTGTTCTTGAAAAGCTGGATCATTAATTGCTTTTACAATTCTGCCTACATCAAAATTGCGTGGCTTACCAGTATGTTTTCGCCCAATATCTTTAATATTAAATTTAATAATACCTGTCTTCATTTTTTCCATTGTTTTTATCTCCATTACTTAATTGTGCCAGTGAAATCAACTGAATAGTAAACTGTGCCTGCAGTAGCTAGACCTAGTCCAACTGCTCCAGAAAATTCACGTAAAACCTCGAGCATTAATACAAATCTTGCGCTAATCAGTGTCTGTAAAATCGGTGCGTATCGATAAAATAAATCCCCTGTTTCTTCCCAGTCTGTAACAGAAATTTTTACCCTACTGGTGAGCCAATGTGGCGTCCCTTTTATTTCCATTTCTTCTTTATTAGATAATGCGATAGGGTAGTTTTTAGCGGTTTCCTGATACATTTGAGCAATGCGAAATGAATTAGGGTAAAGCATCTGCAGGTAGGTGTTTAAAAAGTGAAAACCACGCTTAGGATTGCGGATCGTCCAAGCCTTCATCAAATAAGCTAGTGGCTTTACTTCCTGTAAATTTTTAAGGGTATTTAATCCGCTCATTGAGAAAAAAGGGTAAAGCACATCAATATCCTGCGAAACATAAGGCATACCATACTGAAGCAAACCATCAACCTTGTCCCCTAGAGTTTCTTTAAACACTTCAAGAAAAATGCTTTTAACTTCTTTTTCAATGTCGCCAATTTCCTTCTGGTGGAATAAAGGCGACCCTGTTTCGAAAGGCTTATTATCCATTACCTAGCCCCCCCCATACGTCACTAGCGTACTCTGATGTTTCTACCGTTACATTAATTGAACCGTTGTCCATAAAACAGAAAACTTCAGGCTTGTTGGCGTCAGGCAAAGTAAAAGTGACATCTAAATCTGACCGTTGATCAGCTATCGCATTAATATTTTTTAACAGTAAATCCGCTATGACTTTATTTCTTAAATGCGCACGTCCAACTTTCCCTATACTACTTTCCCCAAAAGTAGAAATTAAAACGTCATATACTTGCTGTCTGACCGTATCTTCATCATAAAGCCTTGAAATAGTTGCTTTTACTGTAACAGGAATTTTCTTAATAACCGGTGCAATAAACTTGATCTTGTAGCTATCATCTGCCTGTTTAATAATATGTTCGATCTCATTTTTTATAGCTTCATCGCTACGCAAATCATTTGTTGCTTTTTTAAATGAGTAAAATAACGTGTTAACATTATCAATGTTAGCACCTCTGGCGAGTTCCTCTTTTTGCTCATTCCACACATTTAAAAATGGCAAATCACCAAAATGTGCTTTTACTAAACGGTTAAATTCGCCTAAATAAACAGCGTTATCGTCATAAACAGAAGGGAATTTACATAGCTCTTTTAATGTTGCTAAACTTACAGAATTAACGCCTGATTTAGTCAATGATTTCATCTCAAACTTTAAGTTGTTTTCATTGTCTTTCTGAATATATTCAAGCGTAAAAGGGCTTTCTGTTTCCGGTAAAACGTTGCCAAACGACATATTTTTTACAATTTTAACGGTTGAGTTTAGCGGTGGCTCAACGCCGATAACGCCTCGCATTCCGAATTTAATAAATAACCGTTTAAATTCATCACTTTCAACGTGGAATACCTTTTCTCCTGCTTGTACGCCGTTATATCGATAACTAGGCAAATAAACCTCATCATCAATTGATACTGTTATTCCCGTGATATAACTTCCGTCTTTAGGCTGTTCCACTTCAATCGACATAAATGGCTCTGGATTATCAATATAAACGGTCTGTGTATCTGTTGTTTCTTGTATAACCGCTAGTTCGCCTTCTTGCTTTCCTTTGATCGTCAAAGGCTTAATCACCTTGTAATAACGTCCGTTGCTATCTAATAAGACCCGACCAACGCCAAGATAAATTGTATCTTCACTGTTATTAGTAACCTTTAAAACCATTTCTGCAGAAGAGGCGGTAAATAATAAGCCTTTTGCCGCTGCGTCTGCTAAGACTGTCGCTTCACGTGATTTAACAAACGGTTCTTGACTGGAAACCTCTAATTGTTGACTGAACATTGAAAGCATTTCCGCCATTGATTCTTGAATTTGAAAATAGCGAGGATCGCCAGCGTGGAAAAGTGCCGCCATAAGCGGATATTTCATTGAAGTGGCTTCAATAACTCGTAAAAAGTCTGATTTTGTCAACATTAATTAACCTCCACAGTGACATCGCCGACTTGAATAAAAATCTGTAATTTATCGGGAGGTATAGGAATGCTAAACATATTCACATTTACACCTGAGAAAAGCGGTATATCGTGTTTTAACTTTGCTATCATTTCATCTGCTTTATTCATTGATAACGGTGTAAATAGAAGTGTATTTTTATCAAAACCATAACTTGAGCCAAGATAAGTGTTCACTGGTGTATTTAGCCAGTGTCTGAGCATTTTTTCTATTTCTTGTGATGTAATCGTGACTTCATCCATTTATAACCTCGCCGATAGTCATAACAGCTATGATTATGAAGAGATAAAAAATAAGAGCGTTTTTATTTTTCCTAGATAGAAAAGAAGAGAAGAGAAGACCAATTTAGTAACTATAATAATCTGTAAATTTTCTTGTCTGTTTTTTGCTCGATTGTTAAACATAATCAAAAAATATTTTAGTAATTAAGAGGTTAAAATGATTGAAAAAAATAGTATCGCTTGTACAAGATTAGTGCAGCTAGTAAGTGACTTTTCTACCAGTGTTAAGGCGTGGGAGTCTGCCATTCGTTATCAAACTAAGCCTGATGAGATACACGATATAACTTTAATTTCTCAGCGAGTTTATGGTCGCCGCAATGAATATTTAGTAATTATGGCAGCAGCTGGATTAAGCACATTTGATGAACCCTTGAAAGAACAAGTTTTGATACTGCCTACAGAAGCACAGTTACAGTATTTAAAACAGCGTGCAGGATTTGAAAATAACGAAAGAAAACGAGATTTTAATATTGAAGAATATCGGTAACAATGAAAGTGAAAAGCCGGTAAACTTTTTACCGGCAAATGATAAGTTAAGCGGCTTTCAGCGCTTTGAGGTGCTGTTGTGCCTTATTAATTTCCTGATCAAGTTCAGCTTCACGCTGTATTAAGGCTTTCTCTTTAGTCACAACGGTTGACCTCATTTTTGGAAGTTCAGCCTTCTTTCTTGCTAGTTTACGTTGGAACGCAACCCGTCCACTGTCTAGCTTTTTCAGAATTTCCCCAACCGCTTTCTTTATATCATCCTGATTCTTAATAGGAAGTTCGCTTTTATTCACTTTAACTTTAAAAATATCACCTGTTTGCTTAATTAATAAAGTCACAGTTTGCGAATCGTTAGCGACAAGGTTTAATTCTTTATAAGAAATGCCACTTGTTCGCTTAACAGGCGAGGCTTCTACTGAAACAACCATTACGCCGCCACGCTTTAATATTTTAGTGATTTCTTTTGTTGCTTTTTCGTTTTTTTCACCTAATTTTTGAAAATCAAAAACTAATGCCTTTTCCATATTTTATGCTCCTCCATCTCCGTCATCGTCCGTGACTGATGAACCGTGAATTGTGCCTGAGGCTTTAATATCCCCAGTTACAGTTAAAGAACCTTTAATTGTTACATCGCCGATTAAGGTTTGCGTAGGCGATTTAATTGTCGTTGAGCTGGTTTTAAGATTGATCGTATTGTCAGCCTCCACTTTAAAATTCTCGTGAGTAAATGCCCGAGTGTTTTTATCTCTGCCAGTGTTTTTATCACGGAAACCTAATGCAATAGGGCTATCAAAGTCATCACCATTAAACAATATCCAGATAGCGTCACCAGGTAAAATACGGTAGCCAGTATAATCAGGACGATCACCGAACGGATAAACAATACCTGCCGCCTTAATTGGTTTACTTCCACCATCGGTATAACCGGGTATTTTTATTTTTAAATCCTTTCCGTCCCAGCTTACCACTTCTGCCGGAATTAATTTCATACAGATAATTCTCCCAACCATAACCTACTGGATTGCCCACCTGCGCCAACGTCAGGATTAGAAAAGATATGCGTTGCAGTAATAATAACGTAATCTTTTGTTTTAATTCTGATTAAATCACCAGCGTTAAGATCGGCGGATAATCCTAAAGTAAGCACTTTTTTTTGTAATAAATACGTCCCTAAATTATTCAATTCTTGCTTGTCAATATTCACTTCAAACGAGGATATTCGACCGCCTTTTTTATTGTTCGCAATGGAAATAGTGCCGTCAGCAAGATTAGAGTAATGGCGAGGGGCTTGATGCCTTTCAAGAAACGAGCTTTGATAATCTTGAGTGTAATCATTTTCAAATACCTTTTTAGGCTTTTGTTTAAACAAATCACGCAATCGATAAAAATTAACAGTATCTTTGCCATTCCAAACAATAGTAGCGGCGGCTAATTGCAATGCTTTCTGAATTGAAAAAGAAGGAACTTGACCAATTAAACAAGTGAATTTATTAATTTTGATGTCTTTACCTACCTTTATTTTTGCGCCACACGCACGATAGGCGGAAGCAAGTGAGGTAGATTCTTCGGTGACCGCACGTTCTTTTGTAAAAGCAATCTCATAACAAGAGGCCAGTAATCCGATAACGTGAACGAAAATAAAACTAGGATCGCCCCTTACAGATAAATTCTCATTGATTGTTTTACAGGAAATAATTTTATATTTCGCTGTTGTCTCACCAACAGAAATGATTTTCCCTTCTGTAATATAGGGGAGAATCTGATCATCTGCTCTAAACATCACCTCTACAGTGCTAGGAATAGCGACAAGATCAGTGCGTTTAATAATGGTCGGCGTTAAATCACCTTTTAACGGTGTGCCATTTTCTAGCGTAATAATCATATCGTTACAATATCATACTGGAACGCAAGCGATTGAATTTCTTGCTCTTTTTGTGTTATTTCACTTGAAATCTCAGAAACAGAACGACCATAGGTTTCAATCCCTAATGATCGTGTTGCCTCAAGAATTAAGGCGTTTTCTCTTTCTGTGTAAAGCTCAAATAACGGTGCGATCATCGCCCATTCACTGTTTAATAATTCAAGGTTTTCATCAATGGTAGATTCTCTATTTGCCTTTAATTGAAACACGCCAAACCCTTCATAATATTTCGCCGCACGAATAGCCTGACTTAGTACCGTCTGAAAATCTATTACTGTGCCGGTCGGTCTGATATTATCGAAGTAAAATTTAGCGTGTTCTTGTAAAGTCATTTATTAAAATCCACCCATTAATGTTTTAACGTTACCTTCTTCAATTTCACCGAAATAGTTACCTGTAATATCGCCTTCAAGCAATAGAATTTCAGTGTTTGACTGGAAGTCACGTTGCACTGGCGCACCCATCGCAAAAAAGCAATTACGCAATTTTTTACGATTCACGAATTTATCTGGTGTGCCGTGATATAACCAAGCATCGAAGTAGCCACCTGTTTCGAATTTAATTTCAGTAAAAGTACGTTCGATAACTCGATCTTCTGTTTCTACAAAAGACGCACTACCACTAAACGAGGTTTTAGCCTGACCCGGTTTATTTGTTTCATTCCCTAATGGAAGAGGAACAACAATCGGTTCATCCGGCAAACTGGTAGGATCAGGGAAAGATTTAATCTTAACGTGAAGATTTTCTCGCCCGATAATTACTAGGGTAGCATCTGAGTTCGTTGCGTCAGTCCCGATAGACTGAGCAATATTATAGGTGTTATGTAAAAAAGCACCTGTATTTACAGCCATTTTTGTCTCCTTTTGTTTTTAATAAAAATCATCAAAAACAATTATCAAGGTGACAAAAAACGGCGATTTTCTATTTTTCCTGTGTTGTTCCTTGTGCGTTTTTTCGCTTAATAAACTCGTTTATCAGTTCTATTTTCTTATCGCATCCTATTAAGGCATTTTGTAATTTAACCGCATATTCAGCTAAATCTCGCCATTTTTGACCGCTAATAATGGGCTTTTCGCAACGAGAAAGTAGTGCTGCTGGCGGTTCAATATAAACAATCGTCTTTTCGTATTTTGTTAAATCTTCACTCTTTTTTTTCGTCTGTGTAGTGCAACTGGTCGAGCAAAGGATAAGGGAAATCACTGTCAGCACACTGATTCCCTTGTAATAACGTCTTAATTGTTGAAATTTGCGCATTTTGTTTTTCCCTTAATTCTCGTTCAAAATCAAGCTGTTTTCTTGAGATCTCGTTCTGTTCGTTAATTGTTTTTTTGAGTGAATCGATTTTTGTATCTAACTGATTAATTAAAGCGAGCCGCTTTTCAGCTATATCATTCATATGTTCATTAGTCTGTTGCAGCATTTTTATACGTTCAGCTTGAAAGACTGATTGAAATGTCGTGATAGCAATGCCAATGATCAACATATAAAAAAGAAAATTGCTTACAGTCGTTGTTTTCGTGGCTTTCTTTAAAATCCACATTGATATTTTTTTAATCATCGTACACCTCTTCAAGAAGTAACTTGATTTCAGCAGTTCTGCGTTTAACTAAACCGGGTAATATGACTTTTCTGCCTCTAATGGTTATTTTGTTGTAAAGTGCCATTCTGGCCGCAACATCCAACATCCCTTTTCCACTATTTAAATAGCTTAATGCGCTACTGTTTTTAAATGCTCTAACACCAATGTTAAAAGCAAAAATAAGAAGCGCATCAAATTGATGTTGTTCCATTTTTACTTTAATCAGTGGTGATATTTTTTCCGCAAAGTTCGAACAATCCTCAGCTAAAAGCTGATCAGCTTTTTCCTCACTAATAAAAAGATCTTTAGTGATAGGCTTACCATCAACCATTCCAATATGCCCATAGCCAATAGTTAAATTACCTGCACTATCTGCGTAAGCCTTTAAACGCTTACCTTCCAATCGTTTTAACAAGGCTAAGCCTTTATTGCTTAATTTCATAAAATTGTCTCCTTTTATTTAATTTATTTATTATTCGTATAAAACTTACTAACGGCTTTAACTGCAATTCTTAATGCCCCTACACCACAAAAGCCGGATAATCCAGAAAAACAGAAAATAACGTAAATACTTAAGCCCTTTTCTATTCCGTATAACGTGGCCAACACCCCAGTAAAACCGCCAATAATCATTTGAATCACTACACCGTCACACGTCACTTTTTCTTTCTTTTCTTGTACATCGGTTAAATGTTTTACAAGTCCGCCAAACATAGCGAATAGGGTAGAAAATGCGATCAAAAGCCAGTCAATATTGACATTTAACACTTTCTTTATCTCCTACTGTTGGCTATCGTTTTAAATAAAGCATTCCATTTTCGTTGTTCAGCTTTCCAGTGTTCTTTAAATGTTTCTGAATCAATTAAATCCACCACTTCGCTTACACAGGATTGATTTGCCTCACAAAGAGAATGATGAAAATGTACAACAAGTTGATTAGTGATCGTTTTTAAATTTTCCAACCAGTCCTTTCGTAATTTCATTGATTGCGGAAAGAGAGCGAAATCGACCTGCTGTAGTCGCCCCCTCCTGTGGGAGCGACAAGCAAATAATTCCTTCTTCATCAAAATTAATATTGAATAAGTGATTGTTTTTATTATCTATTGCTTGAGTGAATAGCGAAAATAACACTAAAAACTCACTTTCTTGATAGTTATTAAATGTGGAGTATTTATGTTCAATACGACGTTCAATTTCACTGGCATCAGTTACCTCTTCTTCATTTTCCAGTAATAAACACGCCGACATTGCGTAGATAAACCAATCAAGGCGAGTAGGCTTATCCGCTTTTGAGAAAATCAACGCTTCAATAATCTCAATATCTCTGCCAGTCAGTGGCTTAATAAACCATTTATCGCCTCCTGCCTCACCAAGAAATAAACGATTAAATTCAGGTTGATACTGCTTTTCATAATTTAAATAATCAGATAATTTTAATTTTTCACCTACTAAGAAATCTGGTGTATTAGAAGATTGACCAATATAAATACTTTCAATGAAAATACGCTCTTGAACGGTTAAATCCCCTAAATCTACTTTAAGGCTATAATTTTCATTCCAATGAATTTCTTTAATTGCTCTTTTTAAAAATTCACCTCTTGTTTTCTCAAATAAATGCGGTGGAATATTTAATAAATTACGAGTGTCTGCTATTGTTAATTCCTGTAATGTGAAAGAAAATCTTGATGTTCTAACGTTTTGAAAATAAAGCATTTTTTCTCCTTACCCTATGATTCCTGCAATACCTAAAATTCCACTTCCGTAAATTCGATCAATATCAGCTTTATCCCAAGCAGTAAGAGAAGCAATTGATAGATTGACTTCAGCGGAAGCGTAACCGCCAGAAGAAGTCGTAGGAGAAGTAATCGGATCGGAAATAGACTCGATCACCATTGGTTTATAAACTCTGCCTTTATACTCCATTCCAATTACCTTAGGGGCTTTAGAAGGAAGGATTGTATCGACGGTACCTTGCACCACTCCTTTATCACTTGATATGTTTTTAGCCATATTTACAAGCGCACTGCTTCCGGACAATTCCTGAGGAACTGCCCAACTTAATAATTGGTGGATAGGCTTCATCACTTCTATTTGTTCATTGCTTCTTGCCCTAAACAGCAATTTCATATTGATTTTAATTGGTGGCATACCAGCGAAAATCTGGATTGAATTAAGTTTTGTTACTCCAGTTTTTCCTACATTGTCGGAAAAGACTTTTTGAATTTTTGCTGTAACAACGCTTTCTTGAACGGTTTCACTCAGCATACCCAAGGCTTGATTAATGGTATCGCCAAGCGCACCGGATTGAATTAAATTAGCAATTGCAGGAACTTTTTTATCTACGCCGGTTTCTTCAAAAGGGCTTTGCCAATTAAGCACATATTCAACTTCCGCACCCTCTAAAATAGGCGCACGCACAGATAATTCGAGCGGATCTTCCATCCAACCTAATTCAGTTTTTTTTACAACAAAAAAGCGTGCAATTAAATTATTATTTAATCCTTGCCAGTCCGAACCTAGACTTAAAACAGAACCCAACCCAAGATTAAGACTGCTGCCTAAACTGTCTATAGCCGAGCTAGCTTTATTAAATCCCTCTGAAATACTGCCTGAAATGTCGTCAAATACGCCCATAAAAAATCCCCTATCAAATAACGCTATTGTTAAATAGATAGGGGAGTTTTAAATTTTATTTTTCCTGAAGATTTTAACTTATGGCATACATTTCCATATTAATATCGTGTAAACGATAAGGTGTGTCATCCTCAAATGGATAGAATGTGTCACTGCCTTGAAACAAATTAGCGTTGTAATATTTCTTAAATTCAAACGCTGCAATAATGGTTAAAATCTCACTGGAAATATCATCTGTTTCCGGTATGGTGTAAGCATCGATCAAAATAGGCGGCTCATCATTAGTAACACTTACTGGCATAAGCCCTAGATTATCTAAGGCTTTCAATACTGCACCATAATAAACGCCGAAACGCAAATAGGCTTTAGGTTCATCTCGCAAGTAACTTAAACAGATTTTCCCGATTGTTTCAGCGTTATACTCGTTACCTGTTCTTGCTTCATAACTCAATTTAAAATCGAGGTATAAATCCGCAATGTTTTGCGGATCGAATAAATAATTAACAACTTGTTTCATTTTTTATCTCCTACAAGTTTTCGCCATAAACGTCAAATGCGTGAATGCTTGAGTTTTCTTGAAGATACTGCCAGAAATCGCCTCGCATTACCCAGCATTTACCGTATTTAGTAAACACGTCTGCTAAATTTGGAACAGTGGCAAAAAACTCACCATCCCACGGCTTCCCACCAGTGCGATCGTACAAGAAACCAATAACGCCTTCTTTAGCTCCTTCTGATTTTGCGAAAGATTTCGCCCTATCACGGAGTTTTGTTCTCGTAGAGAAGTCATAAGTGTCACGTCCAAGCATTGCCACAAAAGCCGGTCCTTCATAAGTTTCTTTCTCAATAAACTTAGTGATATTAGGGAGAATTGATAAGAAACCGTTATCATCTAACCCTCCTAGATTTAACCCAATATCAATAACAGCTTTACCATTGCTTTCTGAATCAACAACCTTTTGTTTAACCCAATATTTAACAAGTAAATCATAGATTTTTTCTTTAGCGTTCTCTTCTTTCGCAATGTCTTCCGGTAAATTATCAATAAAATCTTGATAATTAACTAGATCAATAAGCCCCCAGAATGAGCCATTTAAAATACTTCTTGCTATATTATCGTTTTTAATTGCCAGATATTTAAGATAATCCACCATATCACCATTAATAATTTTCAATGTTTTTAACAAAATTCGGCTAAAATTTGATAAAAATTGATTTGGCAAAAAAGCAGATTGTAACTGCGAGAAATTAAACGATAAAGGTGCGTCATATTCGCCTGTCTCTTGATTGCGTTTTAAATCATAATGTTCTTCGCCTTTTTTGAAATGCTCCTGCATTTTCGGCAATTGAATCAATTTATAAACTTCTTCATCTACCAATTCTTTAATATCCGGAGAAAAGAACATATAGTTATTATCATCATAACTTGCGAAGCCGCTTACCTTAATCATTTTTCTATGATCTACAAGATATGGCTTAACCTGATCGGCGAAAGTAAATCTGCCTTCATTACTATATAAAGGCTCATTGCCCTCTTGAATGCGTTCAAGCTCAACTTCAGCGATTTTCTTGAAAAGGAAAGCACATTTATCATCTGCTGCTTGTCCGAAATAATTAATTTCAATATTATTCGGAAGCTTATCAAGATAAAACCATCTTTCTGATGAAGCATTAGGCGCACTAGGATTAACAAAATGCTCAAGTAAACGTATTTCTCCTCGTTGCTCTAAAGACTCAATAGCAACATCCCCCATATAATAAATTCTGCTAATAGCTCCATAGTAATATTCGTTATTGAGTTTAACCTTAACAATATCTTTTTCTTTAGGTATCCAGCCATTGTAAGTCTTGTCATTCTCGCCAATATGAATTAAACGCTGTTTTAACTCCTCATCAAGACCAATGGTATTAGATAACCCCTCAATTTTATCTGTAATGCCTTGAATATTATCATTAAGCAACGCCAAATCTTCCTCATAAAAATGTTGAATTTTCTCGTCAAATTCATCTAATTTATTTGAAAGATTTAAATCACAGAATTTTTTAACTGCGTCAAACTCATCTTCGTAACCATTAACCAGCTCTGAAATTTCACCAAATCTGAAAAGTGATTGAATTTCATTGAAATACCGACCGGCATTGCCTTTTAATTTATCCAAGCGTTTATTAAGGGTTGTTGTTGATTTCCCCTCGATCTCATTATCCTTAATTTTATTTTCTAACTCATTAATGACATTAATGTAATTTTTATTAATAGATACTTGTAAGTGATATAAATCTCTATAAGAGCGATTCCTATAGGAAGAAACATCTTTAAATGCCTCCTCATCCTGTCTTAATGTGCGCATCACGTCTGCCATACTGCGCAATTCAGTCTGTTTTGCTTTGATAAAATTATCTTTCTGGCGCTTCTCAATACTATCAATGGCTTGTTGCAATTCTTCTTCGTTTGAAATAGAGGCTAGAATTTCCATATCCTCATTAGATAAACCGCCCTCAATATTCACTACAGAATTTTCGCCACGGACAAGCTCACTAATCCAGTCACTCTTACTGTTCACGATTTTACGTTTATATTTATCAAACGTGCCGTTTACATCGTATTGATAGATTTTAACCTCATCAACATAGTTACCTTGTCTTACGCCACGACCATTGCGCTGTTGTAAGCTATCCGGTGTCCAACCAACAGTTAAGTGGTGGATTGCTTGAGTACCTTTCTGAAGATTGATACCTACTTCAGCTTTTTTATTGGCAATAATAATACTGTAGCGGTTATCTGCTGCTTCAGCGTTAAATCCATCCTGAATATCTTGCATTTCACCTTGATCAGGTACAACTTCCGCATTAATGATTTTAATTTTATCTGCAGGTATGCCACATTCGTCAGTCAATAAAATTTTAATCGCATTATGCGAGGCTAAAATATCGGAGAAGATAATTTGCTTACATAATCCACCATTCGCTTTAGGGTGAGCTAGCTCACTTCTGACATTATCCACAAGTGCCGCCATTTTAGCGGAAATATCCACTTTTAGCGGAACTTTTTCTAGCATTTTCAATAAGATATTTTGCAATTTCTGATCGGCGCAATTTAACGTGATTTTATTCCCTTCAATATCGGCTTTAACCCGATATTTATAAATGGCTTTTTTCAAGTTACTTTCACCGCCAACATCAACAAAAGTTACATCAAGAATATCGATTTCATCCAACCCGATCTTGTTAGGACGTTCGCCGCTTTTCTCTAATTTATTGAATGCCTCAACCGCTTTTTTAGCCGCATCTAAATCTTTATCTTCCTTAACATAATAAACGGTCTTTTGCTCTGCGATATTCGGATCAAGCAAGGATTGAGAAAGTTTATTCACAAAATTGAATGGGTGCGCTAATAACTCAATATTAACCCCTTGTGCTGCTACAGCAGCATCCAATTCTTTGACTTGTTCTTCTGTCATTAAACCTTTTGTTGATTCTTTTAATTGTAGCCTTGCTAATCGATAAATTTTCCGATATTCATCAAGCAAGTTTTGTTGTTCTTCACCGATAGCCACATTAGAAACCACCTCAATGCCTTCTGGAATATAAGTAGAACCCTCTTTAATATCTTCAGCGTTTTTCATTGTGGTTACGCTGTTAAATAGACGGCGGAGAATATCGCTGTTTTTAAAGCCGGTAAAGGTTTTAAATACATCTAAGCGATCATCGACTGTACGTTGTTGAGTGTTGTCGATATTACAGAATGTTTCGAGGAAATTATTTACACCGCTTACCCCGACCATTTTATTGACGTAATCCTCACCGTTTGCCAACGAAAGCATTGAATAAATTTCTTGAGGGCTATTTGTGATAGGCGTTGCGGTTAAACATAAAACACCATCATTCTTAACATTGCCTTTGCGGATATACCACGTCTTAGCCAAAGCATTAGCCGCACCTGCAGAAGGCTTACCTAGAACAGATAGGAATTTCGCACCGCCAAAGGTCGCCCCAACCGCATTTTTATAAATGTGTGCCTCATCAATCACAAGGCTATCAATACCCATTCCTTCTAATTCCACAAATGTGGCTTTCATCTGAGAACTGATCAGCTTACCTAATTCACCAAGTTTCTGTTCTTTCTTCTGTAAATCCTTGTGTCCTAAGCTTTTTCCGCTGCCATTAGCCATATCAACATAATCAAGATAATCTTCAATAGTGACTTTTTTCAACATTATTGCAATAAAGTTAGTGGAAGTCATAAAAATCTTATCGTGTTTATTTTCATAGATTGAAGCAATATCCGCTGTCACCTCTTTTGTGCCTGCAATAGAAAGACTGCCGTTTTTCTCTCTTACACCGACGAATAAACAACGATTAAACACCTCTTCGGTGTAAATGCTTTTAGCTTCTTTTCGCCAGTTGGTAAGTGTCGTGTTAGGAACTACAAACAGCGTTTTTTTCTTCACATTAATTGATTGTAAATGTTGAGCAACCATTAATGCAGTGTAGGTTTTCCCAAGTCCTACATCAAATCCGCAAATACCGCCCATTTGTCGTGCTTGTTGTCGCACAAATGCCGATTGATGTGGTCGAGGAGAGAAGTTGCTATTAATGCCTTTAATATAAATATCACTGTCATCCTCAACTTGATCGAATTGAAGCACGTCATCATTATTCAATAAATCATCAAGTTTTCCTAACAAGCGTTTATTACGTTTTACCGCACTGTCGAATTGTGCATTAATGGCATCAATCTCACGTTTTAATCCGGCTAAAATTTCCTCTTGTCGCTTAATGTCTTTTTCTTCTTTAATTTTCACGCCTGAGCTTACAGAACCATTATTATTTAAGTAAAAAGCGATTCTTCGCAAAATGGCATTACGATTCGATTTATCCCTCGAACTTGCCTCTTTAAAGGCGTATTTAAATCCGCCATCGTCTTTTTCTTCCAAATAGAAAGTGCCGCTATTTCTTGCTACATAGGTATTTAAGAAATTAATTTTATCTTGAGGATCGATAAAGCTGGTGGTTAAAGATAAATTAATTTTATTCAAATCTACCTTCGCTACACGCTCATTCATTAGCTGCATTTGATTGATTAATCTTTCTTTCAATGCATCATCCGTAGCATTAGCGATCGCCTTACGATATTTATCTTTTAATTTCCCTACATTACCGACAAAGTGATCATTAATAGAAATGATTTTTTTACCGTCTAAGCTATAAACCCAGTCATATGAATTATCTAAATCAACATCAGGGAAAAGTGCTTTAAATCGATTTAATTCAATACCTTGATCAGCTGTGTGTCCGTTTTTATAAAGCTCTTGTTCATAAATCTGTCTAGGCGTTAAGGCTTTTTCTTCTGTTTCAGCAAATTCACCTCGCCAATATTCAGTAAAGGCTTTTGCTTTTTTGTCGTAGACAAGATTTAAAATAGCCTTAAATGCGTTACTTTGTTCAGCAGTACAACCGCCCGGAGCTTTTTTCGGTCCTTTAAGCACAATAGCTTTGATTGCCTCACTTAAGTTAGGGTATTTTTCAGCAAGATTTAATTTTGAATCAAGCGTTTTTTCTTCTCTGGCATCCATAAATGCGTGAATGATGGTGACTAACCGCTTGTTCTTTTCTGCTTTAAAATCAAGCAGATTAATTACCCAATCTCTGAAAACGGTATTTAAGATAAGGTTTCGCTGTCTAGCTTGTGCGAGTAAGTCATAAAGTTCTGCCAACCCACGTTCATTGTGTTCAAATACATTTAAAGCCGTATCGTCAAAGGCTTTTGCTTTTTCATTAATATCAATAACTTCTGAATTACCCACATTTCCAGTGTTTTCAACTGGAACAAATGCGCCATTTTTAAAGACTTTTTGCTCACCACCAAAGTAAATCATATCACCTTCTTGATACTGTTCTTCTGTTGGCGGAACAGCATCAAGCAAGTCCCATTTAATAGCAGAATCATCACCAAAGCGAGTCATCATTCTAGAGATATTGGCAATACTATCATCGTTAACCACTTTTAATACTTGTTCGCCATAACGGCTTTTAACTTGAGTTGTTTTCCCTAAAATATAGCGTTTCCCTTCGGTTTCGAAATACCGACCGTTAATAAAGGTATCTCTAAACACATTAGCTTCTGTTAAAAGTGCCGGATTTTCTTTATAAACATCATCAATAATCTGTTTATTGGCTTTCGTATGTTTTCTTAACACCATTACATCGGTAACAACATCAGCACCTGCAGTAGTAAATAGCTTATTTGGCATACGATAAGCCCCGATAAATTCCGCTTTCAAGGCAATACGTTTGCGTAAATTCTCCTTGCTTTTATTGGAAATAACCGCACTTGATGACATAAAGACGGCAACACGGCCGGGCTTTAATTTATCAAGTGAACGCAAGATAAAGTAACCGTCTAGGCTTTCATCCTGATAGCGTTCATCCAAGAATTTATACGAACCTCGATTATCGCCGAATGGAACATTAGCAATTACAGCGTCAACACTTTCATCTTCTGTTGCTTTGGCATATTCTTCAAATGGTTGAATAGAAACCGTTTTATTGCCACCCTCAAATAACGCTTTATTAATGGTGCCACTCACTGCATCCAGTTCTACCGATTGAATCAAAGCCTCTTTCGGTGCGACCGCACTAAACACACCTGTTCCGGCGCAAGGATCAAGCACCGTTCCGGCGGTAAATCCGTAAGACTGCAACAAGTCCCACATTCCTTTAGCGGTTGCTTTCGGTGTGTAATATTCGTAAGCCGATCCCTTAATGCCGTCAGCAGAAACTACACCGCCACCGCTACCGCTGTAAAGTGATAATGTTTTGCGTTGATCATCGGTAATATCACTATATTTCAATTCACCGCTTTGTAGTTGTTTCACAATAGCAATAGCTGCATCATTACGTTTTTGCCTTGTTCTTAACCCTACACCTTCTTCATTGTAATTAAATAATTCTTCATTGGCGGTCTTATCCATTAAATCAGCGGTAGTTTCCACTAAATTAGGTGAGGATTGAGGATTTTCTAGTGCCACTTTTGGCGGTTTGTTTTCTGTCAGCTCATCCGCTTTAACAAACATACCTAATTGCATTCTTAGTTGTCGAATTAATTTTACGGTTTTTAATTTCTCTAAACCTTTTTGAGCGTCTCTTTGTACGATAGCTTGTTTTAGCTGATTATTGATTTTAAGTTTTTCTAAAGCATTCATATTTTCCACCTTTGAATTATGCTGACAATTTATCTAAAACCGCTGAGTAAGCATCAACCGCCTGAATCATTAAAGCTTCCATTTCTCCACCAGTGCCGTCATACCGTTCTGCAATTTCTGTGATTTGTTGCTCAAATTCATCACTTAACGCATCAAAATCACCGGCAATCGTTTTTTCTAGAAACGCACGATCTTGCTGTTCTTGTTGGTTTGCACTGTTCACGGTTTTATCCTCTTGTTCAGCTTGTTTTGATTTAAGAGGCTGCAATGCTTGAACGATCGTATCGACCACTTGTTCTACTGTACTTTCTGGCGAAAATTTATATTGCGCTTCTTTTTTACCAACCTCTTTAGTAAAAATACTTGTTTTAGTCAGCAACTCTTCTTTCTGATTAAGTAGCGTGATATTCAACATTTCGCCACTCTTTCCTACATAACTTAAAGACGCTTTGAGATTATTTTCATCCTTAGAAGTCATTACACTATCGCTAGGTAAATTTAATAGTTGTTCTAAACTTCCGGATAATTGATTAAAGGAATTGACTAATAGATCGCCGATACCTTGTTGTCCATTTACCTCTTTATCTTCAGTGTGTTTGAAGCGTTGTTTGATTAAATCCAATAACGCATTAATGTTCATATTGCTATCAACCCCCATTCCTAACACGTTTTCAAAATCTGCCTTCGCAGAAGCAGGGTGGAAAAAAGGGAGTTCTTCTTGATAATCGCTTGCGGACTTGTCACTTGTTAGGAAAGTGGCAAGTTTTAATAACTCTTCTTTATCAATATGGAAACGTTCTTTTGCCCATTCAAAAGCGAGTAAAAGATCGTGTTGATATTCATTGACCAATCTCTCTTGAGTTTGACTGGTTTCAGTTTCCGGCTCATCTTCCTCATCTTTCAACTCAACCCAGTTTCCGTTTTCGTCTTGATATTCCACGAAGAGATTTAAGACGTAACGACCGCTATCAGTATCATCTAAAATATCTTGCATTTCTTCATCCTTAGATCTATTATCATTGCCAACAGCGGAAATGCTGTCGATACGGTGGGGAACAGGAGCTTTGTTTACTTCGTTCGACCCCACCGTATTTGTATTTACACTATCAAGGATTGCATTCACACTATCTTTTACTTGTAAATCATAATGTAATTTACCATTATTATCTTCACGTATAACAACTCTAGCCCCATATTCAATTCCATCAATCTTAACAGGCGTTTTTAAATAATGATACACAATGCCATACTGCTTTTCTTTTGGATCATAACTGTTGTGGCTAGGTTTAAATTTCTTACCTAATGCAATAATCTGTTTTATCTTTGCTGCTAATTTTAGTTTTAAGATATCTGCTCCAAATTTCTTAAATTTTTTAGCTCCAGACTTAGTAAATCCAACTTCAGCTTTTAATTCCTGACAATATACTTTCTCCTTAATGTCGGCTAAATTAGTTAAATATTTAAATACTTTCTCTCTTAACGCTTTTTTCCCCTCTTTAGTTGAAGTATCAAACTCGCCAAACTCTTTGCCTGTTACTTCAATAGGCTCTTCTGTAGCTTTGTTTTGTTGACTTAACAAAAACTTAGCATAGTCATATTCATATTTATTCAGTTCAAAACCGAGTTTATCTTCTCCCTGCAAAAAATATTCCATTGCTACTTTCAGCCCTTTTTCTTTGGCTTGGTTATATTCTTTTTCAGAAACATAATCCCAGTAAAATTTTTCTTTGCCAATGATGTTATTTTCGCTTTTTCTGACTTTATACCGAACCTGTAAATCAGTATTGCCATCCTCAATTGCTTTTTCTACCCTCTCTTTACGGTTGTTGACGACAACACGTGTGCCGTCTTTAAGCTCAAGCCGTCGAGGATTGTTTTTGGTTAAATCCGCAACAGCACGCCGTGCGGCTAGGGTATTAGGAGTTAGTCCCAATGCCTCTGCAAGGCGAGCTTCTTCCGCATCTTTTTCAGCTTTCACAGCTGCTTCTTGTTGAAGCTCTTCTTTTTTCTTTCTTTCTGCCTCTTCGCTTTCTTGCTGTCTGTATTTTTCTCGCTCTGCTTCGTATTGTTCTACCTCTGCTTGATTTAAATTTAAAAATTTCACAAGCCATTCATCCCAAGAACGATTTTGTGCGCCAACTTTCAAAGGAACGCCTAATGTTTCAATAGCTGCAGTACGACATATCTGTTTAACGTTTACTTCATCGTTATTGAGCCACGCTCTGGCGTAAAGGTACGTTGGAGCATCGCCTGATTCTTTGGCTTTCATTAATGTGCTAACCACTCGGATGGCGGAACTAATGTAATGATGACCATATTCTGACTGAATAAACTCTGCGTTGAGTTCTCCAGTGCGAACTTTTTTTAGGTCTTCATCAATTCGTTCACGGTCGCCCTCTGCACCTCCGTAAGAACTGTTCTCAATAGCTTGACGTATCGCTCCGGCATTTAAAGAAACGCCACCTTGAAAGGTAATGCGGTAATCATTAGGTACATCTATTGTTACTGTTTCTGAATTATCTTGTTCACTCTTAACAAATTTTAGCGTATTGGCCGCAAAGGCTCTTGCTACATCACCTATAGTTTTTTCATCAAACGGAAGATCTGTGCCTCTTGTTAAACCGACTCTTTCGCCATTGGCTTTATACCCATACATTTCAGTAGTAAACGTATCACCGGTTTTCTCAATGGTTAAGAATGTGCTTAGACGAGTACTTTCGGAAGAAGCGGTAAAAGTGAAAATATTTCCGGCATCAGGCAATCCTAAAGGATTAGCACCGCCACCGGATTGAAAATTAAACCCTATCTTTTCCTTCAAAAACGGTGAAACAATGTCCATCACGATATTTAGTACTGAAAGAGGTTTAGCCATTTTTTCATCTTCTGCCGGTTCATCAGCCTTTTTAATCGCTTCCAATGTTTTCGGTGTCCAATAAAGATCAAGTTCGGCATTTGCGCTGGTAATTTCATCAATACTGATATAACCCAATTCTGGATCGCCGTTCATCACCGTCATTCCAAAGGCTTGTCTTGTGCCTGCACCGCTCATATCTTTTTCAGTGATGTAAAAATCACCGTTGCTAACGAAATAGTGAAGTTGTGCGACCGCATCATTTCCTTGTCCGTCTGTTTCATAACTCTTAGGCATTGAGTCAATACGCTTAAATAACGGCTTCAGCGTGTCCACCATACCGGTAGACTCTTCGCCTTTTAACGCATCTTGAATGGTTTTATATTGGCTTTTTGAGAAAAAGGCTTTATGCGCCTCTAAGGCTTTTAACATTTCTTGTGCGTCAATCGCCTCATCCGTTTCTTTCATTGATTGTGTAGCCTCTAACAGGTCAATTTCTTTATAAAGTTTTTCTAACGTTTTTTCTTTTTCTGTTATACGTTGTTCCATTTCCTCAATGCGTTTCACTTTTTCCGCACGTTTTGCATTTTGTTTGGCAAACGCCGCCGAATTTTTTTCAGCTAATTTCATTACACGCATTGCCACTTCACGAATATTAATATCCGCCCCACGTTCAGGTGCGACTAAAATCGTTACGTCTTTTTTGTTTAATACCCATTTATAAGAGATAACATCATCCTGTGGTGCGATTTTCTTCGGTGTAGTGTCAGGATTATGGAAGAAGATAGAAATAGTCTGTCCGTCTGACAATTCAAACAGAACGGCAACGTTAGCCGTGCCAAGACGCATAAAAGGATCGGTGATTTGCATACCTGCAATTTTAATTTCACCGCTTGCACGATTTAACGCCATATTTAGTTGTCGCATTTTCATCTCAAGTTTAGCAAATGGTGCGACAATCGCATCAAGTAGGGTAATTTGTTCCGCCTCATCAAGAATATCTGTAACGGAACAAGGCTCATAAAGTAAACCGGTTTGCATATCCTCATTACGGAGGGAGTCGAAAATTGCCGTAAAACTGGTATTCATCGGCTGTTGTTGTTCTGTCCAAAAAACTCTATTCATTTGTAAATACCTATGTTGTTGAAGAAATAAACCAAATAATAAAACGAGAGAAAACGTCATTATTTCCATTTTTCCTATTTAAAAACCTTATTTAAATATTGCTTATTTATTGCTTTTCGCTATTTTGTTGTAGTGGTTGTTGTAGTGGTTGCACCGCAATAATGACCGTTGCAATCAGAAGATAAATCCAACGTAAATCCGCACCACATTAGGCTAATAATCATTAAAATTTTGAACATAATTTCACCTCATTACTGAATTTTGTTTGAACGAAACCGCCGCACGGTTCACAAGGAAGTGCGGTCGGTTGGTTAAGTTTTATAAATGCGCTTGCGATTGTTCATTTAGCGGCTGTTCATCAAGTAGGCTTAACATTCCTTTGATGAACATAATGCGTTCGCTTTTGGCGTGAACGTATTTTTTCGCTTTTTCTAGTGAATATTCAGTAGGGAGGTGTAGATTGTGGAGATAATGCCCACCAAGTCTTTTATCAATTTCTTGCCGTAAATGAGGGTAGTCCTTACGGAGTTTTTGTCCCATTTCGTATGCGCCACAAAGAGAGCTGTACAGGTTGGCAATAATACGTAAGGCTTCTTCGTCTGCTTCCGCTTCGGTAAGAGGTAAGGGTTGTTGTTTTGGCTGTTGCTGTTTCATTTCACCTTTGTGCATTGCAAGAAATGCTCGCAAGACAACAAGATGAAATTTCGGGCTTATCCACATTGCATAGGATAGGACGAGTTCTTCGCAAGCATATGTTCCTTGAATATTTCTACCTCTTAAAGTTTTGAAGATCAAATCTGTGCTTCTAGCTTCTTTTGAAATTTCATTAATTAAATCTTTAGTTTGTTCATTACGAATAAATAAACTAGGTCGATGTTTAGGAAGTTCGACACTTGCTTTATGAAGATCGTTTAAAGAATAAAGATTATCTAAAGTACGGATTGATGTATTTAGAATGGATAGATTTGTCATTGTTAGATTCCTTCTGACAGAAGCCCTAATTTTGAGTTAGGGTGATCGACAGCTCAAAACTAGTCTAACTCTAGCGGACGTATTCCCTTGCGGTATTGTATTAGTCGCACTGTCGATCATTGATTAAATTTTATTTTCTGTATTGAAAATTTAGTTTAGAAGAGAGAGAAACACTAAATTTCAGATACAAAAAAATCACTCTTTCGGGGGTGATAACCTAGTTAGATAAAGGCTTTTGAGACCTGTGGCAAATCCTACGCTTGACCGAGGAGAAAGTCAAGCGTAAAGAATATAAGTTAAGCCATTATTTTATCTGCGCTAACTGAGGCAAGAAAATGACTTCGGTTTTTATATTGCGGATGAGTAGCGACAAAATCATCAATCCGCTTAATTAAATACGATGGCATAGTGATATTAATACGTTCGGTTTTGCCAAGTAGATGACTAATATCCACATCAACAACGCCAAAAAACATTCCATAATCGGTAAAGTCTGGATTATGGCGATGATTTTCGATTGAAGTTGGTTTTGGAATTTCTAAACCTTCTTCAACCATCAATTCAAGATGACCAACAATGGCATCTTTCACATTGGCATAAGCTTCTTCTAAGGTATCACCTGCAGAGAAGCAGCCCGGTATATCAGGTACGATGACGCCATAAGCGTGAGTTTCATCACCTGGTTCAATAGCAATAGGATATAACATTGTCAATATTTCCTTTTTGTAATGAGGGCTTATTTCAGCCCTGCTTGTTTTAATATGGAATGTTCTGTCCCCTTTTTTATATCCTTTTTTGGATGGGGAATGGTAACAATCCCTTTTTTGATTGGGTGAGTATAGTGACGGTGGCTACCTGTTGTGTTGCGGTAAATCCAACCGTCCTCTTCAATCATTTTTATTAACGTTTTACTATCCACATTGTTTTCTCCTCAATGCAATGTTAATCAATGTGTGTATTATAAGTATAAAATAGTGTAACATCAAGTATTTTATGGCGATAGTGTGTATTAATAAAGGATAGTAATATTATAAGGTCTACTGTAGACCTTATAATATCTACTGTAGACCTGATCATCATTTATCGCAGATAATTAGTTTGCTATACTGCAAAAAAACTATTCAAAACTATGTCGATAAACACCACTAAGGAGAATACATTATGATGAAAAAGCTATTAGCAACCATTATAGGCTTAAGTATCGGTCTATCGGTTTCCGCAGCCCCTTTATCAACTTACCTTTCAGGATTGGCAAAAGAACAAGGCGATAACGCATCACCTAGCTGGGAACAGGTCTCAAAAGGAATTAAAGGATTTAAAGTGAGATCTAGCGAAGAGTTTGGCTTCTTCGGTTTTGGAAAACCGGTAAAAATTGATGGGCTAGGTAATATTGTTATCGCATATGGCGGTGGAAGAACTATGGTCGATAATGCGGCTTTTGAAATTCCAGTTTCTCCATCAATGAAACACTATCCTAAAGATTTGGATCAATTAAATGACCCAAAAATGAACGTGGAAGAAATACCTGTGCCTTGTGAACAGATGAATTTGAATTATACAAAACTTTATGCGCTTGATATTAAAGGGAAACAAACACTTTGGGCTGTGGTTGAATACAGTAGCGGTGCTAGTGGTGAAGGTAGTATAGTTTATAATATATTAAATGGTAATAAAGAAACTTTTGTTAACTTCGCTAAAGAGAAGATTATTTGTAATTAATTAAAGTTTTCGTTGAGTTTTTACTAAAGTAGAGTAATATAGAGATGATACATCAAAAAATTTAGTGAATTGCTCTTTAAAAGTTAGGTGAAAAGGCTTGCCAAAACATTAGTTTTGGCGAGCTTTTTTACTTTATATTTCAGGAATGTTTGATATGAAAAAACAAAAAATAATTCGTTGTATGGCGTATAAAAAAGGCGATTTGTATATTGCGGTGTGTCTTGATCTCTCATTGGCTGCACAAGGCGACTCAATGGAAGAGGTGGTCTCTAAGTTAGAAGCGCAAATCAAAGATTTGATTGATGAAGCTAACAGCGAACCTCAGTATGCCGCACAATTACTTAATCGCCCAGCACCGTTGTCATTGTGGATAAAATATTACTGGTTTAGATTTTTATCTGCCAAAAATGGCAATAAAAATAATGTAGAATTCTTTGAAGAGTTACGCTACGCATAAAAATGTTTTTCAATAGAATATCCCCTTTAACTTACAAAGAAGTTTCATCTGCTTTAAAGCGATTAGGTTTTTCGATGAAAGCTAAAAAAAGTACAGCTCACGAGCAATGGATAAGAGTTGATGAAAGAGGTAAGTTTCTTGTAACAGTAGATAAACATCTATCGCCTTTTGATAAAGCACTTATTCAATCAATGGCAAGGCAAGCTGGAATGACAACTAAAGAATTCTTTAGAGAGTGTAAAAAATAAAGGACTTCTTATTTAATAGAAAACCCACAACAAAAAATTGTGGGTTTTTCTTGTCAAATAAACGTATCTGTTTGAATAAACCGCATTGTAAATTCTTCCATTGCTTGCTCACGTCTTGATAAATCATATTCAACGCCTACCGGTCTGGCGATAATTGTTTTATCATAACCGCCAAGATTGGTGCTATCACCAACGAAAGCGTGAAGAATGCGAATCATCAATAAACGTTCCGCCATTACGCCTACTGTGCCGTCTGTACGAACGGTATTAGTTGCCCACTTCTCAAAACAACGCTTAATTGTGCCATACTCATCATCCATTGTTGTGATAGTTACATCCACCGGTTGCCCTGATTTTGGCGCATCAACCACTGAAGAACCAATATTATACTGTTCCCCCTCTAGTGTGATTAATGAATAAGTTAAATCAGTGGCTAGCATATTAATCATAGAGGTTATGCCACCACCATTTGCGCCGGATAGCTCAGAACCAAGAATAGGAATAGAATTAATTGTGCTTGAAATTAATTGCGAGGTAGCTTTGCCGGCAATGTTCGCTATGCGAGAACCGCCAAGCATTCCACTAATTTTATTACCGACCACGCCTCCGATAGCACCAGATAAATTACCTAATAAGCTGTTTACAGAAACCGGATAAGGCGAAATATTAACTAAAAATAAATTTTTTCTAGCGTGTTCGATAGCGAAAGCTAATGCGGTAATACGCTCAACCTCTTTAATTGGCAATCTAGCGTGAAGTTGGCTGTTTAAATAATCGCCCATTAATTTATGATAAGGTGATGACCGTTTAACTAAATCATTGATCAACCCACTGTTTACGGCGGAATCTAGTGCGTCAGTAATATCGCCTTTTTTCATAAAGGCTTGAGCAATACTTACCCCCTTATTTAATAGCGGTAATTTATCCGTACTCATTTTAGTCGATAAAATGCCTGCACCAGTATTAACGGCAATTCCGGCTATTTGTTCAAATAAACCCATAATATTTAATCCTTTTTTGTTATTTATCCGATTATTGTAAAAAAGAGAAGAGAAGTGTTCTGTTTGTTTTTCCAGTGGAAAAAATAAAAAATACATTGGAAAAATAAAAATACATTACCTTGTGATAATTGGATAATTTCTCTTATTTGTTATTAAAAAGAGGATTAAATTTGTGAAACTGCCATCATTTAAAAGCATTTTCTTTTCTGATGATGAAACTAACCGTTATGAGGGTGCGAAAAAGAAGAAAAGTAATCAAGAGGTTTTAGGCGTTAACTCTTCTATGTTATTGAATGACTTAGATTATTCTTCTATTTCTCTTTCGTCTTCCTCATCAATTCTAATTAATGAAATAAGAACAAGAACCGATATTTTTAAACAGTGGCAAACTATGGAGCGTGACCCTATTATCAGTTCCGCATTAAAAATTCATACTATTGCGGCATTGGGTGGCCACGAATCAAAAGGTGATTTAATCTTTTTAGAAGAAACTTCTTTTGCCACAGATAGCGATAAAAAATTAATTGATGAATTGCGTTCTGATTTACTGGATATATTCAATAATATTGCTTTTTCTATCACTTATAATGCGATCGCTTTCGGTGATAGCTACGTAAGAACCTATTTTGAAGAGAAGAAAGGCTTAGTTGCTTGCTACTATGATGAATTACTTCATCCTGCGCTGGTTTTACCTTATGAACAAGCCGGCATTACAAAAGGCTTTTTAATTAATAGCGATAATAAACACCCATTCAGGCTCAATTCATTACAGATAGCTAGATTAAAAATGCCAAGAGTGCAATTAATTCCTCAAGATTCTGTTTTATATAAAATGGCGCAATCAAATTTAGAAATAGACGTTGTGGAAGACTTGCCTTTTTTACCTTCGCTTGTCGGTGGCTCATTCCTTTATCCTGCAGAAAAACCATTTAATGATTTATATACGTCATTAGCGGCAATCGTTGGCCAGCGGTGGGTTGATTCCATTGATGAATCTATTTTATCGGTTAATTTAAGCGGTGGAAGTCCGGAACAGCAAGGAAGGTTAAAAAATTCCATTATTAAAATGCTCACGAAAAGTAAACAGATGGCGGATCAAGCAATTAATGGAACACCGATATTGAGTAGAATGCGCCACGTTTTATTTACGACCAATGAAAAGCAGATTATTACTAATAACGAGGGTATTAATTCAAAACGTGCGAACACAATAAATATTGAAGATATTATGCTACACGCAAGGTTATTAGCTGGCGCACTAGGCGTTGATCTATCAATGTTAGGTTTCGCTGATCAGCTTTCAGGTGGTTTAGGTGATGGTGGATTTTTCCGCACGTCAGCTCAAATGGCGGAAGGCTCAAGAATGATCAGGGTAGCCCTAGACCGTTTTTATCACTCTATTATTGATAATCATATGCTGTTTAAATACGGAAAGAAATTTGAACCTGGCAAACGCCCATATGACATAAACTTCTATGGCTCAATCAGTGCTTTTGAAGCGGAAAAACAACGCACAAGATTAGACGCTATCAACGCTTCAAGTCTGGTTACGCAAACGCTATCACAGATTAAAGACCTAGGACTAGGTGAGAAAGAACTCATCTTGTTTATGACTAAAGAAATGATGCTAGACAATGAAGACGCTCAGGCTTATGCGAAAGCAATGTTACAGAATAAATCAGAAGAAGAGCAAGGCGGATTTTAATTAAAAAAAATCCTACCGAGAAAACTAAAAACCGGTAGGATTTTTTTATTTAACCACAATCAACCATCATTAAGAAAGCAGCAGCTTTCGTGTCACATTTTACATATAAGTTATTATTTAGGCAATATTTTATATTAAAAAAATAACAACGTAACATAAATTTTTATTTATCAAAAAAGCCGTCAATTCCGTCAAAGGCTTTTTCAAGTTGATTTTTCATTATTCCTGTAATTTCCATTTCTTTATCTTTTCTTTCACAAACAATGTAATCAACCCCCTCCATAAATAAAAAAGCGAAACTATCCGCTATATCCGGTGAGGGTATGCCTTTCGATCTCATATCTTCTTTAGGCATAATCTGATAACGTGCTTTATTGTCATAACCGTAAGGTATGCGAGTCAATTCAGTGATGATCCTGCTACCGTATCTGTCGGCTACTTTTTTGCTAATGCCAAACCGCTTTTCCTGAATTGCTCTAGCCATTGAAACAATCGCTTGCGCACGTAAATTAAAAAACATATCTCGATATTCTTTTCTGAAACAAGGATTGCCCCATTTCACTTTAACAAGGTTAGGTGTCCCTAAGTCATTTAAATTATGAATAAATGCACCGCCCATACCGCCAAAGTCCACCGCAGTAGTGGCGTTATCATAGCTTGTAATTTTATTGTATGCCGCACGTGCAAAGCGTACAGTGTCCATCCTGTCACTTAAAATCGGTATTTCATCAATATAAACCTTCCTTGCTCCATCGCCAAACATCCCAAAGCCGGTGACTCTTGCCACTGTTAATACGCTGTCATCCCTAAAATCGCCACCGCCAACGTCGATCGCTAAAATGTAGCCCCACTCTTCATTTTCTTGTATCGGATTAAAGCCCATAACAGCATCAATTTCACTGCGGCCCAGTAAAAAACCATCACTTTTATTCGGAAATTCACCACGTACTTTTATCGCATATTGTTCCGGTGAGTATTGTTTTTTCTTCTCTAGGATAAATTCCTCTGAAACAATCGGACTTTCTTCAGAATTTAACCTAAAAGTTGTCCAGCTTCCGCCAAATTCCAATGATAAAGCGTGGTGAGTGTCATAGAAAAAGCCTACATTTCTTGTTGGCTGTGAGGCTAGCATCATTCTGTTATCTCTATGTGTTAAAGCCCCTGTTAATACGCCAAAATGCGTATCTTCCACACCCGAAGCCTCATCAACAATAATTAATAAATGGTCGGCGTGCAAACCGGCTAAGTTTTCCGGTTCTCCTTTCGGTGCGGTTTTAGCCAAAACGTGCCAGTACGCTTGTGCGCCTTTGATATAACACTCTTGCCCGAGAAGTTCCACGTTATCCGCTACCCATTTAAAATGTCCGCTTTTCATCCGCCGTAAACTGGTCGAAATCTCTTTAAAAACCTGTTTCCGCACCTGATTAATATTCGGTGCAATAATGGCGGTAACTGAGCCGTAAAAACAAACTAAATGCCATAAAGCGATCACACCAAAGCTCGCTGTTTTTCCTGTACCGTGGCCTGATGATATGGTCGTCCTACTGCCGGGAATCTGGACATTTTCGCAAACTTCGACCTGTTGCCAAGTTAAATCCAATCCGCAGACTTCTTTAGCAAAACGAGGAAGATCAAAACAATAACGCTTCACAAAATCAATATAGCGGCTATCTTTCAGTAAAGCGACATCATCTTTACTCATTATTCTTCCTCATCTTCATCTTCTTCTAAGGCTTCTATTGCCGCTCGCCTTTCGAGCATTTCTTGTTTCTGTTTTCTTAACCGTTCTCCTTCGTTTTTATAGATTTCATCCAATTTAACAATCACATCTGCTTGTTTAATCGTTGTGGTGTTATTGCTTTCCACTTCCACTTTTTCCACATTCCGAATATTGAAATGCGCACCAAGCAATAAAGCGGTAATACTGGTGTTATACGTTCCGGAAACACCACCTTTTAGCAACAAGGAACACTGCACCTCTTTAAAAGTTTCGTAGGCTGCTTTTAACTGTTCGATTAAAGGATTGTCATTGTCTTTTTTATTAATTACTTCAAAGAAATAGGCTTTGCTAATCTTGCCAATCAAAACATCGCCAAGCGTAGGATATTCGCCACCTAGTACTTTAGCGGAAGTGTTTGATGTTTTGATTAAATTGAACGTTTTATATTCGCCTTTAAGGTATTTTTCGATAACCTCATTAAAAGCATCTAACACTTGCTGTAAATCAACCACTTTTCCAATGCCGTATTTATATTTTTTATAGCTTTCTGGAATATCTTCAATGATATTAGGAACGAGCAATTTGCCGGCGTTTTTTGCTTTTTTTACGCTTTTCCTAGGTTTAGTTTGCTTTCTCTTGCTGGTATTTTTTTCTGGTGTTTTTTCGGTCTGTGCAGTCATAGTTAAACTCCATCTGATTAAATTCAAGTTCAGATAAGACTGCCGCTACATCATTAATGACTGTGTGATCGTATGGTGATTTACTGATGAAAAATTCGGCTTTTTTAATGGAGCTACTTAATTTCTGAATAGCTTTAACCAGTGTTGCACCGCCTTTTAATTCTTCATCAAATTGTGGATTGATTTTTCTTACTTTTTCAAACTGAGCAACCGCCTCTACTGCCTCATTGATCAATGCTGTGAGATAGGCGATAGAATTTTGCTTTGGAACATTTTCCAAAATAGCAAGCGTAAATTTTTCAATTTCCTTTTCCATAAAGGCTTTAATCGAAGTGAAATACGCCATATGTTCCACCGTCTGAGGCTCTCGATCCGGATAATCGCTTGCACCTACAAGGTAATCAAGCGAAACCCCATAGACTGAGGCAGCTTTGATCAGAAATTCCAAGTTAATTTTAGTGGTTGATGAAATACTTTCCATTTTGGAAAGCATCGCCGTATTATGGTAACCCATAGCCCTAGACGCCGTTGATTGGTTCATCTTATTAAGTTTTCTGGCAATAAATAGTCGTTGTCTAATGACATCGGAATTCAGCTTAGCAATTTTTTGCATTAAAAAAATCCTTAATTATCAAGGCTTTTAATTCTCAAAATAGTGCGACCGTTTTTAATCACACCTTTTTCCTCTATGCTGTACTTCCTAATGATTTTTCGATTGTCGTCTTTAATTAATCCTGCACCGACAAGGCTGTCAAATATACCTTTCGGGAGGTTGTCTAAATCCCTAGGTCGGTTATCTGGGAAATAGATTTCAATTTTTATTTCTACCGGACCATCAAAAGGATCGAACTGTTGGCAAATCTCAGTAGCAATACTTTTAAAGGCTCTACCGGCTTTTGAAATATAATGCCTACCTTGCCTTGTATGCTTCCAGTAATGATTCACACTAGGCGGGTAGGGTAGGCATATTTCTAAATACTCACTAATACTAACCCCCTTATAATAATTCCTCAGGATAAACAAAAGGCAAATGATTAGCCTCTGCATAAGCCTTTAATTTCAAAACGATTTCTTTATCCGGTTTTCGCTTACTTTTTATATTGGACATTTTCATAGGCGTTAGACCAATCGCTTGCGCAATCTCTTTAAGCGGAACTAATCGCCCTTGTTGTTGGCTTAACGCCTCAATCATTTTAACAAGCGTTAAATCTAATGGCCTTGATGACATACTACCTCTCAATCAACAATGTAATTCAAAACACTTAAACCGATAGCACAGAACAAGGCAATAACTTGTAACGCACCGGAAACCATAAAAATACGAAAAAATCTATCTGCAAGTTTGATATAACCTTTAAAGTAAAAATAAATCGCTAGCAATACTGATAAAAACCACATTGCACCGAAAGCAATAAAGGCATATAAAATAAACGCTTTCATTGGTTAATCTCTCTTTCTGCTTAATTTCTACTCAATGTTTTCATAATGGCATTAATTAGCTTACTGAACCCTTTAAATAGCGGATAAAACAAGTGAAACACACCACCACCAATAAGGGCAAGGCTTAGAAAAACAAGAAAAGATAAACTGATTAAAAAGTGATTAATCGCTCTCAATAGCGTTTTACCTTCTTTCTTCCAATCAGCATAAATTATTTTCAGAACATCCATCTAATAACCTCGCTTTTTCTCCAATCTTTTTGTTTTTTTATTAAAAATTCTGACAAGGCGTTTTAATTGCTCGTCAGTGTAGTGTCTTTCACGTTGATCAGCTTCAATAGCCTCCACTTTTTCATTACCTAACCGTTCAATTAATCCGATTCTGTACTGATCGTGATTCCCACTTTCCCATAGATTGCACCGGCGACATTGACCGTGAATATTTAATGTGTAAAAGCGTAAATGTGGCGCAGAACCCACGCTGCGATAGTGTCCAGCATCAAATCCGCCACCGTGTCGTTTTCCAACCAATGGCGTACCGCAAGAGATACACTCTTTATTTTCATCTCTTACTCTCACATATGCATTTACCGCATTTTGTGCGGCAACAACAAGGTTATTCCCTTGATTTTTCAATTTCTTATTATTTCTAAACGCCTTTACTGGCATTGATTGCATCTTCATTTTCATTGCTTGATAACTACAACGAGGGCTACAGAATTTCTGTAAGCTGTTTAATTTTGCAAAAAACTTTTCGCAAATCGGACATTGATAAAGTTTCTCCTTTCCCATTACCACCACCACTTTTCCGTTGTTTTAAATTTAACGCCTTGCCCAGTTGCCCAAGCCTGAGTATATTCAATTAAGCTATTCATTCTTTTTATTGTCATTTTCGAGGTCTGCTCCCTCACATTGACTAGCTCATTTTCAATACCATTGACTAGCTCATAAGGTAAGCCGGTCGCAATGGTATGACCGCTCACTAATAAATTTTTCCAGCCGTAAACATCGTATTTTTTGTTATTCCAAAAACACTGTTCCGAAACATCCTGCAACATTGCGTGAAACTTTGAGTTTTGCGCCATCGAACGAGTTTCAGGCTTAATTTCAATCACAAAAGGATATTCATTAAAAGCCGGTAAATTTCTAATAAATTCAATTGCATATTCTTTTACTTGCTTGTTTACTAATCTAAATTTGACCGGCTTATCCATAAATCTGTCCTAGCTTTTTAATATGATTTAAAGCAACAGTTCGAGTTACTAGTGTTGTATCTGCAGGATCGAATGCCACTATCATCGAACCTTTATTATTTCCCTTAACTTCCTCTCCAGTTGTAGGGTGAAGAAAACTAATGCGACCGTTTTTCCAACGTCCGTTATCGTCATAATATCCGGTTATATCAATAACCTCTGTCGCCTTTTCTTCAATCACTTTGAACCATTCAACGCTTTTATCGCAAGGTAACAACATTACTACTAAAAAACCTAGTTCTTTTAATTCCGCTGCACGTTTAACGTAAGGCAACGGATTAGAGTAAGGAGGATTGACGAAAAATGAGAGAGTATGATCGGCAAAATCACATACTATTTCTAACGGATCAAACGCTAAAAAATCTTCTGCAACGCCAAATTTTCCAATGTAACTATCAAACACCGCATTTTGGCTGGTCGCACAACCATCAACCCACGCATTCCAATATCCATAACGTATGCGGATATAATTGATGATATATTTCGGGGTGCGGTAGGTATCTTTATTAAATTCCATCATTTCTCCTAAAACGTCTAAAACTTTAATTCCGGACGGTTAAAAAAACGTGCTATTTCTTGCGGAGTGTAAGGCCTAACAGTGCTTTCTTTAGCGATTGTTCTCACTGGATTAGGCAACTTAAAACCGCTTTTTAAACGATTTGCCATTTTCTCTAACGCTTCTTTAATCGCCGCATTCTCTTCCGCTTCGGTGTACTCTTTCTGTCGTGAGTCGTTGGCGATTTCAGTGATTAGCCAATATTCAGCGGTTGAAATAAACTCAAAATAATCAATGTTGTAAAAGCCACCGTTAGCTCTGAATTTATTGAGGCGGTGTTTTAACTCTACTTCATCGGGTAGTCCTAAACGTTTACGCTCTCCCTGCTTGCAATAAGCGATAAATTCGCCAACACTAGGCAAGTAACTATTTTCTTTCGCTCTTACAGCTTTCATCCCGTCTTGTATCTGCTCAATAGTATTAATACCGTTTTCAACAAAACCGTATATCCATTGTTTTTTCAGCGTATTTAATTGTTCTTCAGTCCTTGTTAATAACACCGGACAACTTGCTGCAAGTTTCTTAAATAAATCATTCACAATACGCTCTATACAGTATCTAGTGTTTTCGTTTTGTGCTGTGTTTCTCACATCAACGGCAATGCTTAAATTCTGGTTTAAATTATTCATTAAAACGCCTCTCCTCTAGCGAACTCATCCCACATATCATCACTCCATCCTAAACGATTATTACGTTCGTCAAAGCCGGCTATGCTTGTTGTTACTGAAGCCGAAAATGACTTAGGATTATTCCGCTTGATGTCCAGCTGATCCCATTTTTCCCTAAGTTTTGCCGGCGAAAGAATATTGGTTTTCCAAAAGCCATCTAGATTAGCCCACTGGAACAGTTCACAGATTTCTCTGTGTGTTCGACCATCACACTCACGCATTAAGCGAATATCATTCGCCCATTTTTCAAAACCGCCTTTAGGCTTAGCGTTTGGATCAGAATTAGGTTTCAGGTTTTGGATTTTTTCAAAAATCCATTTAGCGAGTTTCATATCATCATCGGAGAATTTTATTTTAGGCTTAGGCGATTTTTTAACCTCATTACCACCGTCCGAAATTTTTTCGGACGAAGAAATATTATTTATAGGAATGTTTTTAATATTGTTATTTTGTGTGTAAACTTTTTTCACAGGATCTTGTGAACTTTTTTCATAGGTGCTATGAACTTTTTTCACAGGTGAACTTTCTTCACTAGTGAATTTTTTACATAGGTTAGGTGCAAAAATATTTACACCTCTTGCTCCCTTACTTCGTTTTAATAACCCCATTTCGGTTAAATGATTACAAGCGTCAATCACAGCTCTGTTGCTTAACCCTGTAACATTCATTAATTGACTAATAGAAATAGCATCGCAATCCTTATTCCAGCCTTTAGTCTTACGTACAATCACTAAGTAACATTTAAGCTCAGCACCTGTTAAATCACGTATCAAATCATCAACCACCGCATTAGGTAATTGGAAAGAATTAGGAATAAAATCATTCACTGCGCACCTCCCAAAGTAAGCCTTTTTCTGAAATTGAAATTATCTCAATCCTATTTTGGGTATCTGTGCGGTGATGTATAATTAATCCTTTGTTAATTAGGGATTTCAAGGCTCTATATACAGTATCAGGCTTCTTGTAATACAATGGTAGTTGAGTGCAAATTGATTGATACCCAATACTAAAAATATTAATTCCATATTGCACTAATAAGTGGTTTTTAGTTGCATTATGGATAGATATTAAATAATCAAACAATGCGCCCTGATTAGCATTTAAGCCCCATTCAAGGCAACGTTGGTTATTTATGTAACTGCTAAATCTCATTTCGAAATTCCTTTTAACCAATAAGCCTTATATCTCTTTTTCGATTGCGGATTGATCACATACTCATCCTCAATCCTGTACCCTTGCATTTTTAAATCAAAAATACGTGCGGCTAATCGCATACAGCCGAATAAACGCAAGGCGGTTAATTGCGTTATGCGATTACCTTTCTTTAAATAATTCAAAATTTTAAGCTGTTGCGTTTTACAACTGTCTTCATTTGGGTTATCATTAAGGCTCACTTAAATTTCTCCTTGTTTGATGGAATTTATGTGTACTATAAGTAACATTGCAAGAAAGAACGCCGCCGTAAAAAGCGGCGTTTTTTTATTTCTTGTGCAGTAAGATAGTGCATTCCACCGCCTGTTCTGTCGCCGTTAAATGCTTGTTCAATGCACGGCGGATTTTATCCTCTTCGTCAGAAGTGATTTCACCGTCTTGCAATGCCTGTTCTAAAATGGAAAACAGAAACCCTCTCGCAGAAAGCTCGTGTAGCTGTAAATCGGCTAGTTCCACTTTGTCTAACTCATCCGCATCTTTGGCGTTAGGCACAAAATGCCCACCGGAAGCACGGCATAACTCTTCGATGAAATGCGTGCAATTAAATTCTTGTTGAATCGCAATCAGTTCTTCATTTTTAAACCGTTGCCCTTTAGTCTGATAAAGACGGTTATTTAGCTCGTTCGTGCTGAAACCTAGAAAAGCGGCTACTGCTGCTCGTCCGCCGGGAATGCTGTCGATCATTTCAATGATCACTTTTTTTTCGTCCATAATTTTGGTCCTTTTTTTGTGGTTTTCTTGTAATCAAAATTGATTAATATTCTGTTCGAGCCAACAAGTAAGAAAATTTCGGTGAAATCTCTTCGGCTTTCACTTTACCTTGAGTCGCTTTTTCGATTCGTAAAGCGTTTTCGAGAGATATAGAACCACCGTACAGCCACTTGCTGACGGAAAACTGGCTTACATTACAAGCCTTAGCTAATGATTGTTGGTTACCCAATACCTCAATAGCTTTTTTTATAGGTATAGATATAGCTTTTCCCATATTTATATCCTTAGTTGTTAAATGCTTGGTATTTTATATCTGTAGTTTTGTTTTAGCAAGTCAATTATAGCTAAGGTTATTTGAAAGTATAAAACTGTAGTTTTAAAATTAATAAAAAAATAGTGGAGATAATTAATGGAATCATCATTAGGTCAAAGATTAAAAACAGCTAGAAAAAACAAAGGTCTTACTCAAACTGAATTAGGCGAAAAGATAGGAGTTTCTCAAAATGCTATTCAAAAGATAGAGTCTGGTGGTGATACAAAGCATATTGTATCTTTGGCAAGAGTTTTAGAAGTTAATCCTATATGGTTACAAACAGGCAATGGAAGAATGATTGAAGAAGATCTTGATAGTAATTTGCAAACTATTCAATCTTCTTCTGATTCCGGTGAACAGGTAAACGAAATATTAGCTCAATACGGTGAAGATAAAGAACATCACTATCGTATTGACTATCTAGATGTTAGAGCTGCCGCTGGAATGACGGGATTTATAAACTCAGATTATCCGGAAATCATCAATCAGATTTATTTATCTGAAGATGGTTTAAGAGAGCTTGTAGGTAGAAAAAATACAAATGGGATCTGTTTGATTAATGTTCCTACAGATTCAATGGAGCCAACAATCCAGAAGGGAGATGTAATCTTAATTGATATGAATATTAAAAATTACAATGGTGAGGGAATCTATGCGTTCGCTATTGATGATGAGTTATATATTAAGCGATTACAAAAAATACCGGGTCAAGGCATTATTGCTATTTCTGACAATAAAGATAAATATGAACCATTTTCTATAACAGACAAAGTATATGCCTCTACTACTTTTGTCGGTAAATTCATTCGACGCTGGCGAATAGTTGTTAAGGATTTATAGGTATGTTATTAATGTATAAAACTATTAAATCACTGATTGATGAACTTCCGGATAATGAAGAACAAGCGAATTATGCATTAAAATCAATATTCGAACAATGGGAGAAAACATTTACAACATTGCCGATTGAGTTAGCAGAACGCTTTGATTTTTATAAAAAAACGGCAGAAGGAAAAGAAATTTTTCAGATGATTAATAATTTACAGCAGGCGATTGAACTGTTGGAGTATTGCCGTTCTGTTTATCAGGAAGTGAATCAAAATAATCAAGAGGAGTCTTATGTTTTTCTTGAAGCCTATGACTGGCTAGAGGCATTTTATCACGATCTCGCTTTCTTACGTTTTCAATATGAAGTTCATACGTCTTATGAAAAACTACCGCTTTTTAAGCCTCTTAAATATTATGAAGATTGGTATAAATCAATCTTTTACACCTATCATTTCCCTAATTCTGACCGTTTTTACCATTACAAATATGACTTCGACATTTTTGGCGATTATATGGAGGAAGAATTGAAAGATATCTGCAGTCAACTTCAAGCCTCAAAAGAGGAAGAGGAGTAACTCTTAACTAGAGGAAATTTTATGATCAAACAGCATAAAAATTAATACAAAAATCAAAATTTATCAATATAAATCAAATGCTTAAATACTTGATCAACTTAACCGCTAACAGGCGGTTTTCTTTTGCTAAAAATCTTGCTTATTTCTTCTGAAAACGATCTTAATTAAAAAATAACTAATAATTTCAATATCTTATTCCTAATAACCTACCTTGCTTAAGATTAGCCATTTCTTGCTTAACATTCTTTTTAACCAAAATGCCTACCAACTAAAAAAAAGGTTAAAAAATAAGCGTTTGATAAAAATTTTTAAAACTAAATCTCCTTAACAAACAACTATTTAAACACAAAGATATTTGAAAACGATAAAAAATAAAACTTTAGCTATTTACAAAAAATAGCTTTAGTTTTATTATTACCTCATCAAAACGAGATAGCAGTATCTCAAGAGATAGCAATATCTCACTTGTTCTTTAACAGTTTATTATAGAGGGTAAAAGGTTTAGTGATTAGCCTCCTCGTGTGAAACCGCATAAATCGCTAACGATTGAAAAATCGTTGAAGGTAAAGGCTCTATTTAGGGTGGGTTAGATTATTTCACCTCGATTATTTATTATCTAATTCACCCTCCTTGCCAGCCTGTGCAAGGTGAAATAATACAGGCGTTTATAATGCTTATTTAGCTTGTTTTTTTCATTAAGTTATGAATGTATGCACGGTTAAATGGTGCTAAGTAGGCATTATGGTATTCATTTAGCCCAAAGTGAATACCGTTTGAGTTAGCACGAAAAATTAGCTAGGCACGTAAAGGGATTTTTTTAGCGGAAACGCTTGCCCTGTGTGCTTTGAAAGTCGGTATAGGGACTGAATTGTAGCCGTATCTGAACAATGGCTATTAGCACAAAGAAGCCTGATTACAGGTGAGCGGTCTATACACGGTAAGCAAGCACCCCACAAGCGGCAATGCTTGCTAAGACGGCTTAAACGGTATGCAGTTTAAGCGTGGAAGGAAGACGAAACGATAGCATACTATCGGGTCAGATACGCCAATGATGATGACGGAATCATTTAAGTATCGTTCAGACTAGTAGGTTGAACCGTCCTAAAGGTGCTGTTTCAGGCAACAGCGTAGCAAAAGCCTGATTAATCTTAATTTAGTCAGATTAAGAGGATTTTTAGGTAGAAAGGGTAGCTTGCTACAAAGTCCTTTCGTGAATTAGTGTTTGGATGAGGCGAATGACAAGCCGCCTATGCTTGTAGCCGTTGCAAGTTTAAATAAAAGCGGCAATCTAATGCCTACTTAACCAGATTATTGTTTGTTTGCAATATGAAGTATTTTAAAAAAATTTTTCTCCTAAAATGGCGGTTAAGTAGGCATTAGGATATTCATTCTTAACTCCTTGAGTGAATATCAGACATTCAGACATAGTGTAATGTAATTCTGATAGTGTAATTCTATGAATTTTCCATACTTTCCCCCTCTATTAAGTTCTTTAATAGAGGGCTTTTTTTAAAGCTAATTCAATGAGTTAGTTTCAAAAAAAAGAAGAGGAGAAACACAATGACCATCAACTTTGTGAAAGAAAGAGCCAAAAGAAGACGTAAACTTTTGGCAGAAAAACGGCGGCTATTAAAAATTACCGCTAAAAAATCAATCTCTAGGGTAGATAAAGCCTTAATTGATCTACCTATCAGAACAAAGGTTTTTGAAACAACAACACCTTTGCCTAAAATAACAGTCCAGAACAAACCGCTAACTTGTCGAGCCGTTGAAAAACGCCGTTTAAAAGCGGTTGAGCTGTGGATGAATTAACCAATTTTAAAACTTTGTATTTTATGTTTGTTTTTTATGAAGTAGATTAAGAATCTACTATAATAAGATTAAATAATATGCAAGGCAAAATAAATGGATAACGAACATTTCTTAAAAATAGATGATGAGATGCTTGATTTTTTGGAAAAGCAAGCAGAAGTTTTGATTAATGATTTAAATGAGAGCAGAAAAAGAAACAAAGATAAAGCGATAGTTTTGTTTAACTTATTATTAAGTGGTTCAGGCGGTGCTTTTTTGTTATGGTCCACAAATGAGTTACCGCATTATTTAGGATTAGCGGTATTATTAATCAGTGTTTTATGGGGTATTACTGCTATCTATTTATTGATTAATTCGATCTCATTGAAAATGAGACCAGCACTGGGGAATAGCCCGGGAAATCTATATCTTCCTTTATATCAAAACTTTGATGAATATCAAGATTGGCTAAAAGCGAAAAATATCGCTCACCTTACCCCAACAGGGATAATGAGGAGATTTGAATTATGTAACCTGAATCAAACTATCAATGATTTAGCTCAAGATAATAAAAAACAGGTTCAACATATGAATAGAGCAATGTATATAGCAGCAATGATCCCATTACTTGGATTGCTTATTGCCTGACTCCGTTTCTGCGTGGTCGAATACAATGGCTCGTTCGGCTATTGTTTTTGTTGGTACTTTTGACGTTGTCGGGGGTTGTTGTGGCTTTGGTTGAGATGTTTTTTGGTTAGACATAACAAATCCTAATTTATACGTTGTGGTTGTATAAATTATAATCCTTATGCGTTGTGGTGGCAAGTAAGGCGAGTTTTGCTGTTCTCGTTAAAAAACAGCATTGACAACCACCGCCCTTTGATTTAGGATATAACCACTTTCAGCAAAATCTGAAAGTCAGTATTGGCGTACTGAATATTCTACAAGGGCAGTGAAGAAGATAGTCGCCCCAAGCGACTTTTTTTATAGCTGAAAACAGCAAATCAACCTTTTTAAGAAATTTCTTAAAAAGTCCAACGGTGAGCTGTTTGAGGGATCGAAAGATCGCCGTTACCTTGTAGGACGGTACGCCAACCTTGAACAGTTCACCACCAACAAATTGGCGTTTGTTTGTGGTGAGTTTTAAAAATTTACTACAAGGATAAACAAATGACTAATTCAAATTTAGTTGCCGTTTTCAACGGTCAAATTGCAAATCAACCTTTACAACTTTGTAATGCTCGTGATCTACATCAATTTCTAGAAGCAAAAACACAGTTTGGAAATTGGATTTCTGACCGAATTTCAGACTACGGCTTCACCCAAAACGAAGACTACATCATCGTAACAGAACGCACATTAGGCAGACCACGCAAGGAATATCACATCACCCTTGATATGGGCAAAGAACTCGCAATGGTTGAACGCAATGAAAAAGGGCGACAAGTTCGCAAATATTTCATCGAGTGCGAACGCAGAGCTTTGCAACAACCAAAACAACTCGCCCTACCCGAACCAGAAAAAACATTCACTCTAAACTGGAAAGAAAGCGAGCTTAGACGATTAGCTTCATTTTGGTGTGCAACCTACGAAATGCACAGAATGCTAAAACACATTGAACCCGGACTACGTGCGATTGGCTCAAATTTTGCCTCAACCGTTTATACTCAAGTTAGCGAATATCAATCTACACTTGACCTTATTCACGCACGACTTCAAGTTGATATTGACCCGTTGCAATATACCGAACTAGAAAATAGACACTGGCAATATTGCCTAAATACTATCAACAGATACAAGCCAAAATCGCAATTACGCAAAAATAACTTCTAATTTAACTCACCGCCTTACCTTACTTTTTAGTGAGGCGGTTTCTTGCACCCTAAATTCAGCAAATTGTTCAAATAAGGAGCAAAAAATGAAATTCACTCACGACCCCTTTTACCTCATCGCCGCATTGATTATCGCCACCGTGCTCGGCATCAGTTGCCAACCGGCACACGCTACTCAATACGACAAAGACACCGACTATTACGACCACACACTAAACCTCGAAACCGAACTAAGCGAAGAGCAATTAGCGTGGAAAGAATGGGCGAATAACGAATGGAAAGAAACGCACGGTGAGCTACAAACACCGCTAACAGCAGAACACGAAGCGGAAATTAGAAGAGGTTTAGGGGGTAAGTGATGGACGATGTATTTGATGAGTTATTGCAAAAAACGCAACAACTTAGAGATGAGGCTAACAAATTAATACAAGAGAGGATCTTAAATAGCTTAAGAGAACCGTTAGATATAGAGCGTTATAAGAACTTATTTTACAGCTTGCTTGCTTATTACGATTATAGCCGCATTGAAGCGGCTATAAATTTATTAAGCGTAGATAACGGCGATAAAGCGATGTTATTGGATATGCTTGAGCGATTTGGATTTGAGTATATTCAAATGGAAGAGGCGGCAGATGCCAGAACGTTTAACAGATTTGATTTTTAGAGGTAAAAAATGAGCTTGTACGAAACATCAGACAGATTAAAAAATCTCTTTGAATTAGTAAACAGTGATGAATTTAGCGATAACGAAGCCGTTATTGAAGCGTTTAACGGCGTTGAAATGGAATTTAACGAGAAAGTAGAAGAGGTCTATAAACATTACAAAGAGATTGATTTATTAGCTAAAAATGCGAAAGAGGAAAAACAACGCATTGAAGCTATTCAAAAAACCTATGAAAGCCGTAAACAGCGAATTAGAAATTTAATTTATGCGGCAATGGCAAACAGTGAGATTAAAAAGGTAGAAACGCCTATTTTAAAACTCACAATGACAAAACCTATTCCATCATCATTAAAAATTGATGAAGGGGCAAAAATTCCGGATGAATTTTTTATTGCGCAAGAGCCTAAATTAGACTTAAGCGGATTAAAAGAAGCGGTTAAAAATGGCTTACAGATTGAGGGCGTTGAATTAATCAGTAAACCTCAATTAAGGGGATTATGATGAGTAGCGTTTATCAAAAGCTAGCGCAAGCGAGAGTAGAATTGCGCAAGAAAAACTTAAAGAAAAGCGGTAAAAATAAACATACCGGATTTGAGTATTTTGAATTAGGCGATTTTTTACCTGAAATAAATAATATTTTCAATGAGATAGGTTTATGTGGCGTGATTTCATTTACTAGCGAATTAGCTACATTGACTATTTACAACGTTGAGAATGATGAAAAAATTGTATTTACCTCGCCAATGGCTCCGGCTGAAGTGCGTGGATGCCAACCGATACAAAATTTAGGGGCAGTGCAAACCTATCAACGCCGTTATTTGTATTTAACCGCCTTGGAGATTGTTGAAAGCGATCAGTTAGATCCGGATGTAGGCAATCCGGAAAACCAAAAGCCAAAACAAGTAAATCAAGTGAATACTCCGGCTAAAAATGCAGTAAATCAGAATGTTAAGCCGAGTAAAGAGGAGGTTTGGCAAAAATTTTTAACTAAAACCAATTCTATAACTAGCATTGAAGCGCTTGACGAGCATTGGAATAGTAGCGATGCGTTCTTAAGTAAGAACTATCCTGATTTAAGAGAGGCTGCTTATGCGGCTTACGTAAGTAAATATAGCGCTTTAGAAGCAAGTGAAGGTAAATAAAAATGAGAAAAATTATTCAAATTTCAGAGAGCCTAACAGCAGCAGATATTTGTGGCGTTTGTTGGCACATTTCCGCTTTATCAAACAGTGCCGT